GGATTGCCCGGCTGATGCGGGATAATGGATTGAAAGCGTTGACGAAACGGCGCTACAAGAAGACAACTGACAGTGCCCATGGCGGGCCTGTGGCCCCCAACCTGCTGGATCAGGATTTCAGCGCCGAAGGCCCGAACCAGAAATGGGGCGTCGATATTTCCTACATCTGGACGGCGGAAGGCTGGCTGTACCTGGCCGTGGTCGTTGACCTCTACTCCCGCCGGGTGGTCGGCTGGGCGGTCAGCGACCGAATGAAGAAAGATCTGGCGATAACAGCTTTACAGCGCGCCATCGCCATTCGCAGACCAAAGCCCGGCCTGATCCACCATTCGGACAGGGGAAGCCAATATTGTTCTGATGAGTATCAGAAAATCCTGAAAACCCATGGCATGCAGATTTCCATGAGCGGCAAAGGAAATTGCTATGATAACTCCATGGTTGAGACGTTCTTCAAGACACTGAAATCTGAACTCATCTGGAGAACGGTTTTTCTGTCACGATGGCAGGCAGAACGCGCCATTGGCACATTCATTGACGGGTTCTATAATCCTATACGGCGACACTCGGCCTTGGGCTACAAAAGCCCTATCCTGTTCGAGGCCGCCGCCTGACGGCGAGAAAATGGCTCTCCACTTTGCCAGGGCAAGTCCAGATCGAGGCGTTGCGGGGCCTGGGCTATTCAACGGCCACGGCGCTCGCCGACATCATCGACAATAGCGTGTCCGCCAACGCCCGAAACGTGTCGCTCACCTTCGAATGGGCCGGCAATAGGAGCCACGTCGCCATCCTCGATGATGGCGACGGAATGGATGCTGCCACCCTCGACCTCGCCATGCGCCTCGGCGAACGCAGCCCCCTCGACAAGCGGGAGGCGGGGGATCTCGGTCGGTTCGGCCTGGGCCTGAAGACGGCTTCCTTCTCCCAATGCCGTAGTCTGACCGTGGCTTCCGCCAAGGACGGCGAAATCCACTGCCTGAGATGGGACCTCGACGTCCTCGCGGCTTCCGCCGACGACGGGTGGCATCTGTTGGAGGGATCCGCCGAAGGGTCCGAGGGCATGCTCTCTCCGCTGACCGAAGCCCGCAAAGGAACGCTGGTCCTGTGGGAGAGCCTCGATCGCATCGTCACCCTAGGCTTCAAGGAGCAGGATTTCCTCGACCTCATCGACGGCGTGGAGCGGCATTTGGCCATGGTCTTCCACCGCTATCTTGGCGGCCCGCGCCCCAGGCTGCGGCTGATCATCAACGGACGTCCCGTCGCCCCGTGGGACCCCTTCATGGTTTCCCATCCCGCCACGTACAGTTCCCCCGTCGCCCCGCTGGGGGACGTCGAGGTGCAGTGCCACGTCTTGCCGCACAAGGACCGGCTGACGCCCGACGAAGTGGAGTCCGGCGGCGGCCCGCACGGCTGGACGGCGCAGCAGGGATTCTACGTCTACAGGAACGAGCGCCTGCTGGTGGCGGGAAGCTGGCTCGGCCTCGGCCAGGGACGGTCGTGGACGAAGGAGGAGGCCCACCGCCTAGCCCGGATCAGGTTGGACATCCCCAACTCCGCCGACGCCGCGTGGAAGATCGACATCAGGAAATCGACGGCGAGACCACCCGTCGGAATAAGGGCGGCGCTGACCAAGCTCGCAGAGGATGCCCGTTCGCGCGCCCGGAAGGTCTTTGCCCACCGAGGCCAACCCGTCCGCGTCGTCGGGGCGCAGCCAGTCGCCCAGGCGTGGCGGGCCGAGCACTTCAACGGGGGAATGCGCTACCGCATCGACGTCTCCCATCCTGCCGTCCGCGAGGTGCTCGACCAGGCCGGCGACCTCGCCCCGCAGATCAGGGCGATGATCAGGGTCATCGAGGAGACCGTCCCTGTCCAGCGCATCTGGCTGGACACGGCCGAGGGCAAGGAGACGCCGAGGACGGGCTTCTCGGGCGATCCGCCGGCCGAGGTCCGCTCCGTCCTGTTGGCTGTCTACCGGAATCTGGTGCTGCGAAAGGGCATGTCGCCCGAACTCGCCCGAGAGCGCCTTCTCCACACCGAGCCTTTCCACAATTACCCGGAGCTTGTCGGGAGCCTGCCCGACGACCCGGACGCAGGGGGGATGAAATGACGTCCGCAGCCGAGGAGACCCGCCAGAGGGTCGTCAAGCTGGTGCAGGAACTGTTGGTCGACGAGGATGACAGGTCGGCGGTCACCCCCGCCCTGATCTCCGAGAAGATCGACCTCGTCCTGACCATGCGGCCGAGGTGGGGCGAAGGCCTCGACCGCGAGGCGGTCACCGACGAACTGATCCGCCGGTTCAGCCTCTGGATCGGCGAGGACACCACGCTCAAGAACGACGCGGGCCACGAGGCGTGGCTTGTGGCCGCCCGCAAGCGGAACTGGAGATACTGGCAACGCTATCGGGAATGGCTTGAGCGCAGGCTGTCCTATAAGGCGGTCGAGGCGCTCGACAAGTCCACGGACTCGGTCCTCGCCATGCTTGAGGATCCGCTCCGCGAAGGGGCGTGGGACCGGCGCGGCCTCGTCGTCGGCCACGTGCAGTCCGGCAAGACAGGCCATTACAGCGGCCTGATCTGCAAGGCCGCCGACGCCGGCTACAAGATAGTCATCGTCCTCGCCGGCCTGCACAACAACCTGCGCTCCCAGACCCAGATGAGGCTCGACGAGGCCTTCCTCGGTTACGAGACCAAGCCTAACCACGAGGACATCCTGCCGATCGGCGTCAGCGAGATCGACGGCGACCCGGCGATCCGGCCCAACTACGCCACGAACCGCACGAACGGCGGCGACTTCAACGCCGGGATCGCCCAGAAGCTCGGCATCACGCCGGAGCAGCGGCCATGGCTGTTCGTGGTCAAGAAGAACAAGACCGTCCTGGAGCGTCTCCTGCGCTGGATCCGCAACCATGTCGCCAACGTCCACGACCCCGAGACGGGCCGCCGGATCGTGACGAACCTGCCGCTGTTCCTCATCGACGACGAGGCCGACCACGCCAGCGTGGACACCGGCGAGACCGTGCTGGATTCCGACGGCAAGCCCGACCCCGACCACCAGCCCACGGCGATCAACAGGTTGACCAGACGGATCCTCCATTCCTTCTCCCGGTCCGCCTACGTCGGCTACACCGCCACCCCCTTCGCCAACATCTTCATCCATGAACGGGGCGAGACCCGCGAGGAAGGCCCTGATCTCTTCCCTGCCAGCTTCATCGTTAACCTCGCGGCTCCGTCGAACTACATCGGCCCAGGGAAGGTGTTCGGGACGAACGGCAAGGATGGCCGTGAGGGCGGGCTTCCGCTCGTGAAGCAGGTCGACGACTACTGCTCGTCCGACGGGGTCGGCGGGTGGATGCCGCCCAAGCACCGGAACGGCCACCAGCCCCTCGTCGACGGGGAGGACACGCTTCCGGAGTCGTTGAACGAGGCCGTCGACGCCTTCGTGCTGGCCTGCGCCATCCGCAGCCTGAGGGGACAGGTGGACGCGCACAGCTCCATGCTCGTCCACGTCACCCGCTTCACCTCCGTGCAGAAGGCAGTCCACTCGCAGGTGGAGGAGCGCGTCCGCCACATCAAGCAGCGGCTGACCCGCCGGATCGGCCACGAGCCGGTCGTCGCGGCGCTCAGGGGGCTTTGGGAAAGGGATTTCAGGCCGACCACCTCGGACATGGCCGACAAGCATCCCGACTTGGTGCACGGCGACACGTTCGGTTGGGAGGAGATCGAAGCCGAGCTGGCGGACACGGTCTCTGACATCCAGGTCCGCATGATCAACGGCACGGCCAAGGACGCCCTCGACTACGCCGACCACGACGGCGCGGGCCTGAAGGTGATCGCCATCGGCGGCGACAAGCTTGCCCGCGGCCTGACGCTCGAAGGGTTGACGGTCAGCTATTTCCTGCGGGCGTCGAAGATGTACGACACCCTCATGCAGATGGGCCGCTGGTTCGGATACAGGCCGGGCTACCTCGACCTCTGCCGCCTCTACACCACGGGAGAGCTCTGCGAGTGGTTCGGCCACATCGCCGACGCCTCGGAGGAGCTCCGCGAGGAGTTCGACCTCATGGCCGCCAGCGGCGCCACGCCGCGGGAGTACGGGCTGAAGGTGCAGTCCCACCCCGTGCTTCTCGTGACGTCACGGCTGAAGATGCGCTCGGCCCGGAACCTGATGCTGTCGTTCAGCGGCCAGCTTCTGGAGACCGTGGCGTTCCATCGGGAGACCGACGTCCTCGAACGGAACCTCGCCGCTGCCCGGAGGCTGGTGTCGTCCCTCGGCATGCCGGAGGGGAATCCGGTCAGGGTCAGGAACGGGACCAGGCAGGCATGGCGGGGATACCTTTGGGAGGGAGTCCCGGCCGCCGACGTCGTCGATTTCCTCGTCGCCTACAGGACGCACCCGGAGGCCCACAAGGTCAACAGCGTCCTGCTTTCCCAGTTCATCCAGTCCCTCGTGGCCGAGGGCGAGCTGACGAACTGGACCGTGGCGCTCATCGGCGGCGGCGACGGCAAGCCGGCTGCATTCCGCGACGGCGTCTCCGTGGACATGCTCCAGCGCGCCGCGCACGGGGCTCATTCAGACCGCTACTCCATCCGGCGCCTGATGTCGCCCCGTGACGAGGCGATCGACCTGGACGAGGCCGCGTGGACAGCCGCGCTCGCCGTCACGCGGGCCGCGTTCCACGCCGACCCTGCGAGGCACGGGTCGGGCGAGCCGCCCGACGCCCCGAACGGCCCCGCCATCCGCCGCATCAGGGGATTCGGGGCCGAGGGCGTTCCCGCCCGGCCGGACCGCGGCGTGCTGTTCATCTACGCCATCGATCCCGACCTCGCCGGGCCGGAGGCGGGCCTGCCGCTAGGCGCGCCCCCGGTGGTCGCCTTCGCCATCAGCTTCCCCGACAGCAGGTCGGGCGCCAAGGTGGAGTACAAGGTCAACAACGTCGCATGGGAGCAGGAATATGGCGCCGCGGACTGACGCCGAGAGCCTGCGCCAGGCATGGCGGGCGCTTTCCTGCAAGGGCGGCGGCGAGGGATGGCGCACGATCCCCATCCAGTTGGAAGCCCCGTGCCGCCTGCTGGCGGGGCGGCACTGCCCCGGGGACGAGGAGGCGATCATCGTCGGCTTCAGCGGGGTCAGGCTTCCCCCGGATTCTCATCTCCCGCAAGGGCACGGCTTCGGCGTGGCGAAGCCCTCCGTCGAGGCGTTGGGAACGTCGCACGCATGGCTTGCCCTGTCCCGCAAGGCGGCCGGCGGCATCGACCTGTTCGCCATGATGGCCGGGGACGTGGTCCGGCTGCTCGAAGGGTGCGCCGACGCGGGCGAGGAGCGGCTTTTCCAGCTCTTCCTGTCGCGGATCCGTGCATGGCAGGACTTCATGGAACGGGGCCGGGACAGCGTGTTGAGCCAGGAGGCCGAGGTCGGGCTCTTCGGCGAGATGGTCATCCTGAAATCCCTGCTCGACGTGGGCGTGCCGACCAATTTCGCGCTCGACGCATGGCAGGGGCCGCTCGACGGCCTCCAGGATTTCCTTGTCGGCACGGGCGCAATCGAGGTGAAGACGACATTGTCGGCCAACGGCTTCCCGGCAACCGTCAATTCGCTTGAGCAGCTTGACGAGACCCTTCGCCAGCCTCTCTATGTGGCTGGAGTCCGCCTTGTGCTCGGAGGGGACGGCTCGACGCTGCCGGAGTTCACAGACTTGATCCGGGAGTTACTAAAGGACCGGCCCACGGCCCTCGGGATGTTCGAGAGTCGCCTAGTGCAGGCTGGCTACCTCCGCGCGCTTGCGGACAAGTATGTCCGTCGGTTCACGCATTCGGGAACCGCAGTTTTACCCGTCGAGGGCGATTTTCCGAGATTGACGCGCATGAACGTCGGCCCGGGCGTCAGGAAGGTGCGCTACGAAGTCGACCTTGACCTTTCCAGCTTGGTCGATGTCGGCCTTGTCCACGCGCTTGAAAAGTTGGGGGGAATATAGATGGAGCTTGAGGAGTTTCTTCAGCAGACACAGGCCGAGGTCAGAGGCGAGACCGACATGCCGTATCCGGAGCTGGTCTTCGCTGAGGTCGTGATGCAGCACATGGCGGACGAGAACATGACCTTTGAGCCGGTCGTCTGCCACTACCTCCATACAGGCAAGGGGAATGTGGGTACGCTGAGGCTGAGTGGCTACGCTATTTCCGAGGAGGCCGACCAGATCGACCTCTTCGTCAGCCTCTATGCAGGGGTGGATACGGTGACCCCAATATCCGACGTCGACACCAAGACGGCTGCGGAACAGTGCATCCGCTTTCTCTCCCGGGCAGCGGACGGCACCCTGCTCAAGGACATGGAGGAGACCCACGAGGCATACGGCTTGGTGCTCAACATCAAGGAATCATACGAAAGCCTGGACCAGATCCGTATCTACGTCCTGACAGACCGGCTGGCCAAGGCGAAGAATTTCAAGGCCCGTGAGGTGAAGGGCAAGACCATCAAGCTTGAGGTGATGGACATTGAGCGTCTTCACCGCCATTGGTCGTCCGGAAAACCCCGCGACGAGCTTGTTGTGAACTTCGAAGAGGTGTCGGGAGGGGCTCTGCCGTGCGTGTATGTGCCTGGCCAGATGGCGGACTACGACTACGCGCTGACGGCCATCCCTGGTGAGGCCCTGAGGTTCGTCTACGAGAAGTACGGCGCTCGCCTGCTTGAGGCGAACGTGCGCTCGTTTCTCTCCGTCACCGGAAAGGTCAACCGTGGCATCCGTGACACGCTGCGGGACGATCCCGAAAAGTTCATGGCCTACAACAATGGCATTGTCCTGGTGGCCGACGAAATCCACCTCGGCAAGACCGGAGACGGCGCCCCGGGGATCCTCTGGATGAAGGGTATGCAGGTGGTGAACGGAGGGCAGACGACGGCATCCATCTACTTCACCAAAAAAAGGACACCCGAGGTTGACCTGGGGCGTGTTCGCGTCCCTGCGAAAATTATCATCCTGAAGTCAAAGGACGGACCGGACGAGGAATCCCTGATTTCGGACATCTCGAAGTACGCAAACAGCCAGAACGCCGTGAAAATGTCGGATCTGTCGGCGAACAAGCCGTTCCACGTCGAGATGGAGCGGCTTGCACTGTCGACCTACTGCCCCGACGGCATCGGGCGCTGGTTCTACGAGCGCGCAGCGGGAAGCTACAATACCATACTGGCCCGGGAAGGCTCCACACCCGCCAAGCTTAGGGCGCTTAAGGAGGCAATTCCGACTGCCCGGAAAATCACGAAGACGGATCTGGCGAAATATCTCCATGCCTGGGAAAGCAAGCCGCACCATGTCAGCTTAGGTTCTCAGAAAAACTTCGAGCGATTTATGGAGGCATTCAAGGAGATCGACGGACAGCCAGTGGTCCCATTGCCCAATGTGGTAAACTACCGGCACATGATAGCTAAGGCGATCATCTTCAAGAAGGTCCAGAAGCTGGTCCGCCCCATGTTCCCCGCCTTCCAGGCAAACGTGGCCGCCTACACCGTTGCCGTACTCGCCAACCGCGTCGGTTCGCGGATCGATCTCGACGGCATCTGGACCCGCCAGGACCTGTCCATGCTACTGCAGGAGCAGATCATGACCTGGGCGAGGGAGGTCAGCGACGTCCTCCACCGTACGGCCGGCGGCAGGATGATCTCGGAATGGGCGAAGAAACCGGAATGCTGGGAGGCCGTCCGGGTACATGCGTATTCGGCTCCCATCAATGGCATCCCGGAGGTGCGCTGACAGAGGGAGAATCCGATGGCCGACGTCGTGTCCAAGGAGATCCGCAGCAGGATGATGGCGAGCATCCGTGGCAAGGATACCAAGCCGGAGATGCTGGTCAGGCAGGCGTTGACCACCGCAGGGGTCCGCTATCGACTCCATCGTAAGGATCTGCCGGGAGCACCCGACTTGGTGATGGCCAGCAGGCGGGCCGTCATCTTCGTCCACGGTTGCTTCTGGCACCGGCACAAAGGATGCCGGTACGTGAAGCTTCCATCTTCCAATGTTGACTTCTGGAGGGCGAAGCTTGACCGCAACGTCGAACGGGATAGAAAGGTGGTTGATGAGCTAATTGCGGCGGGCTGGCGGATCCTAATTGTGTGGGAGTGTGCTATTAGGCGCGGCGCAAATTCCGACCTTCAAAGGCTCATCATGAGTTGGCTGGAAAGTTCGGAAAGAAATGCAGAAATTCCGGCTCTAATCGAATTTGTGGATATAAATGGTCAATGAAGTGGAAAAGACCTTCCCGAGCCGGTAATTGTTGGCGATGCGACTGAGAACGATCGACCTTTTCTGCGGCGGCGGCGGAAGCAGCTGGGGCGCTAAAAAAGCGGGGGCAGAAATTGTCTGCGGCGTTGACGCATGGGACGTTGCGACCCAAACCTACGGAGCGAACTTTACCGGAGCCAGAGCACTCAACGTGCGGATGGAGGACGAATCTGGTCCATCTATCCTAGGTGACGTCGGCGAGATCGATCTTCTTCTTGCCTCGCCAGAATGCACGAACCATACCTGCGCGAAGGGTTCACGTCCGCGTGACGAAGGGAGCAAGAAGACCGCCCATTACGTCACGAACTTCGCGAGAGAACTGAACCCTCGCTGGGTCATAGTCGAGAACGTGATCCAGATGCGGAGCTGGAATGGATACGAAAGCCTGATCGCTGACCTTGAGGATTTGGGCTACAACGTCCTCCCGCAGGTGCTCGACGCCACCGACTTCGGTGTGCCTCAGTCTCGCCGTCGCCTGTTTCTCCTATGCGACCGGGAGGCAAAGCCGCTCCCCCTCTCCCCGTGCGGCCTGCCGTTTGGCACCGTAGGTGATAACATCATCATGAACGGCGGCTGGAAGTCACGGCCACTTTATCGACCAGGTCGGGCCAAGGGCACCCTTGCCCGTGCTGAGCGAGCGATCGAAGTCTTGGGTAGAGGCGTGCCGTTCCTGATCGTGTACTACGGATCAGACGGCAGCGGCGGCTGGCAGCCGCTAAATCGACCAATCCGGACCCTCACTACGCTCGACCGTTTCGGTCTTGTGACGTGGAACGGTGACGAGCCGATGCTCCGGATGCTCCAGGTGCCCGAGCTCCGCCGCGCCATGGGCTTTGGTAACGATTATCAACTGCCTTACGGGTCTCGGAGAGACCAAGTCAAGCTCCTTGGCAATGGCGTCTGCCCTCCGGTCATGACGGCGATAGTTCGATCGCTGGTATCGAGAAAAAATGTGATGTTGGCTGCTGAATGACGCAAGTTCTGTTGGGTTCAGAGCGGATTACGGTTGCGGATACTGTTTAGCCGTGCAGTGAACAAGTTCATGCCCCGCTCTCCAGTCTACATGTACCAGCCTTCAATAACAGCAAAATTAGTTTTGCCCCAGGCGATGAGCAGCAGCAGTGTCGTCATGACGGCGGTACAAAGGGTGACGAAAGCAACCTTCAAGGCATATTCGGCAGTGATCATACGCGAATCCCCGTCGGGGCGGAAGCTCAAGACAGGATCCCCGCATTTTTCAGATCCAGGATCAGGGCGCGCAGCACGGCGCGGACATCCTCCAAGGTGGAGCCATCGGCGTCCAGGCTGCGGGTGAAGGCGGTGCCGGTGGGATTGGGCCAGACCGCGGCGGGGCGGTCGTAGCGGGCGGCGATGATGTGCCAGGCGGCACCGTTGGAGATGGCGACCACATGATCACCGCGCCGGCCGAGCCGGACCTGGTCGGCGTCGGGGCCACCGCCGCCGGCTTGGGTGACGGTTACGGCGTGGGGGCCGCTGTCGGTTTTCTTCACCACCAGCACGACGCCGTTCAGCGGATGCGGATCGGGCAACTCGGCGGTGACCGGCCCGGTCCAGGCGCTGATCAGGTGGACGGTCCGCGCCGGGTCGAGGGTGATACTGGCCGTGCCCTCGGTAAAGGCGGTCTCCAGTTCCAGCCGCCCGATGCGCGCCTCGGTCAGTTCGGTGCGCTTCAGATGGTTCTTGACCGGATGGCCAGCGTTGAAGGCGGTGTAGCGACCGGCCCCGGTGGTATCCCAGATCGGCGCGCCGCCGGTCGCGGAGAACAGGTTCAGGATGGCCGTGTTCTGCGATCCACCGTCAATGCGGATGCCGGGGACCGGGCCGAGGCTTTCGGCGTAGAAGTTGACGATCAGGTTCTGGTCGGTGGCAAAGCCGAGCCGGAAACATGCTTCCGCCCCCGGATGCAGGTTGGCCTCGCAGTCGATGAAGCTGTTGTTGAAGCGCCCGGCCGAGATGAAGAACCCGCAGCCGGCCATGGGAGCTGCGAGGGAATAGACCCGGACGTCGTGAAACTTGTTGGCGTTGGGCGTGTCGCCGGCGGAGTCCACGGTCAGCAGCACCCCATGCAGTTGCGGTCGGGCGACCAGGGTGCGAGCGATGTGGTTCCAATAGCAGGGCCGGTCAGGATTATCGTTCCCGTCCAGCACGATGCCGATCACTGCATCCCAGATCGAGACATTCTCCACCACCGTCTTGACGCAGGGTCCGTCGCGGCCAAACAGCTTGATGCCACTGGCCCCGCCCACAATGCGCAGATTGCGGATGGCCGCATAACCATCCACCACCTCGACCGCGTTCCAGCCGGTCTGGCTGTAGATCGGTGCCGCCCCGTCGAATGGATCGGGACGGGCCTGGAGGACAGAGCCTTCCCCCACCCCCATCAAGGTCTGGCCGTAGCCAAGCACAACTGGGCGGGACACACGGTAGATGCCCGGCACCAGCAGCACCGTGGGAGCGGCGGCCAGGGCGGCGTCGATGGCGTCGGAACAGTCGGAAACACCATCGGGAATGCCGCCATAGCTCTGGGGAACAGCGATCTCCCGGCCGCGCAGATAATCGCGCAGGCGCTGTTTGTCCACCGGCTGGCCGGGGATCAGCACATCGTCGATAGCGGATGCCATGGCTCAGAGTTCCGCGCTGGCGAGCAGCCGCCCGCCAAGGCTGGTCAACACCACCGGGGTGTCACTGGTCAGACCGGAAAAGCCACTGACATCAAAGCGACCGCCATCGGCAGTGCGTTCATGGATGCTGCCGATACCAGCGGAGCCTTGCGTATAGTTGGCTGTCACCATGTCGGTGATGGTCAGCGGCGCTGTCACCTGATAGGCGGGGGCCGCCCGCATGCCGGGGTGGTTGACGGTCAGTTGGATGTTGGTGCCGGAATTGGCCCGACCGAAGGCGGTGGCGATGGGGCGTAGCTAGCGGTGGACCAGGGCCGTTTCCAAGGCGATGGGGCGCAGGTCGAGTGCCGTCGCGGTGTCTCCCGCTTCCAACTGGATGGCGCCGAGATAGAACCAGCGACTGGATACGGCGCCACAGGTGGCGGTGATGGTGATCTGCAACCCGGTCTCACAGGCACCCATGTCGGGCACGGCCAGGACGAGGTTCGTGTTGCTGTCATGGGGGACGCTGATGGTGGTCGTTGCGATGGTGCTGACGCTGGTGAAGCTGTCGGGGCTGCCGGCACGAGACAGTGTCAGGGTCCAGCCAATGGTCTGCCCGCAATCATGATAGGCGCGCGCCGACAGCACCGCCGGGCTGTGACGTAACCGCAAGGCATCCGCCGCCTCCAGACGCAGGCGCCAGTGGATGGCACCACCGCTGCTCAGGGTAGCGCCCTGAATGAGGCCAGCCGAACCAGATGGGGACAGGCTGAACACGCCGGTGGCGCGCTTCACCGTGCCGGCACTGGGGCTGCCATCGGCGCGGACCTGCCAAAGGTCAACCTCCCCCGGTTGCCAGGTGGCCGCCAACGCCGCCGCCGGGCGATGGGAAACGCGGGCACAGCCATTGACCACCAGATTGCGCTGGGCGGCCAATGCGCCAGCCCCACTGCCTGCCGACAGCCGTGGATCGTCGGCGCGCACCAGCTTTGTGGGATTGCTCTCCCCTGGATCGGCCACCGGCAGGTCGGCCAGGGCGTGGGTGTGGGTGGTCGGTGCCTTGCCGTTCAGCGCCGTGGACAGTCCCGTCACATCGTCAAGACTGTGGCTGTGGTCAGCCGGCGCCTTGCCGTCCAGGGCGGCGCGAACGCCGGGCAGGATGAAGCGGGCATCGCGCATGTGAGGTTACATGGGTTTCAGCCAGGAGGGATCGTGGGCGTAGACGTCGGCGGCGTCTTCGGCCAGGGCCAGATCGACGCCCATCTCTTCGGTCAGCCGCCAGGTCTCGACCCGGAACGGCGTGCTGGCCAAACCAAGCCGCCCCAGGGACACAGCAACCGGATAGCCTGCCGCCAGCCGCAGGCCGGCCAGATTGGCGGGCCAGTCCAGGCTCTTCTGCCGGCGGTTCTGGCGCAGCGCGATGCGGGCGATGCGCTGCGCCATGGTGTGCGAGGTGGTGAAGGGCAGATCGAGGGTCAGTGCCGCCTCGCCGTCATCGACGGCGATGGAGGCGGCGTCCGCCACCGGCGGATAGTCGGTCGGCTGCCAGTTGTGAGACGGGCTGGTGAAGGCCCCGCGCACGATATTGACCAGATCGCGCCGTGAGCGCCAAGGGCGATAGGATACCGGCGCCCGCAGCTCGTTCTCCCCCAGGATGACGGTCGGCGGCTGCCATGCCCCCACCGCCAGCCGCCACTTCCCACCGGTGAAGCTCAGACGGCCGGCACAACTGGTCAGCATGGATTCCAGATTGTCCAGCGGTCGCCCGGCCAGATCGAGCACGCCGTTGCAGGTGTAGCGTGGTTCACTGCCGGTCAGCGTCGCGACCTGTTCGTCGCAGATATTGGCCTGGGCGATCCAACCGGCAACGTCGATCTCGTCCGGGCCGGCGGCCAGCCCCCAGGGCGCCATCAGATAATCGAGGATGCACAGCGCGGCGTTGGCCGACCAGCTTGTGGCATCGTCGCGCGGATCCCAGAGTTTCCGGCCTCGCACCAGCCGGCTGAGATTGGGAATGCCGCTGGCAAACGCCTCCTGGTCGTAACGCAGACGCAGATGGGTATAGGCCCGCCCGCGCAGCCGATGGTTATGGGTCCAGCGCCCGCCCGCTTCCGCCACCAGCACCCCATCGGCCCCCTGGTCCGGATGGCCGGCATGGCTCCAGACATGGACCTTGCCGGCCCAGGGTGCGGCAGTGGCGGCCCCACTGCCATCCAGTGCGATGGCGGTGTCACCGAACCAGACCGTACCCAGGTTCTCCACCTCATGCGCCGCGTGGACGACGACCAGATGCAGAATGTCGAGCTTGCTGCCGCCGTCGCTGCGGGTGTGGGCAAAGACCAGCGGGCCACCCGTGCGGACCTCGCCATAGACGATGCGATGGCTGGTCACCGGCTGCACCAGCATCTGGGTGCGGCCAGCGGCATCCAGCATAGTCTGGCTGGGTTTCGGGGTGCCGATGACGCGGTTGCCGAGATAGGAGACGCCAACCGTGACCGTGGCCCCGACCAGGGCCCCGATCAGCCCGCCCCCCACAGCGGCAGCCGCCGCCGAACCGGCCACCGCGGCACCGACCGCAATGATGGCCGGTGGCATCAGCTGATCCTCCAACCGGACAGGGCATGGTTGCGGTCCAGGGCGGCCAGACCGCGCTGCGCCGGCAGGACCAGGGCGGCACCCAGGCAGACGGCGAGTGCATGGCGGTCGTCCTCCAGCCGTACCAGGGCCACGTCCCCCCTGCCGAGAAATGCCGGGGGAACCCTGGGCCAGCCGTGATGGCGGGCAATGCCGGCAGCGGTCGCGTCCAGACCGCCCATCCGCGCCAGCAGGCCGGCGGCTGCTCGAGCGCCTGCATAGGCGCCGCGCCAGGAAGCGGCGGGGTCGATGCCGGTGACGGCGGACACGGCATCGGCAGCAAACAAGCAGCAGTCGAACAGCCCCCAGGAGAAGGTGCGATGCCGCGCGTCCTCCACCAGCCGGTCAAGCCGTTCCGGCCAGTCGGGCAAACGGGTCATGATGCGGGCGCTCCCCAGCGGATTTCCAGTTCCTGAAGCTCGGGCACGAACTCGAAGCCCAAATCGCCAGGAAAGTCTGACTGCTGGTCCTGGCTGGTGTAGCGGCGCAACCGGGGGCGTTCCAGATCGCGCAGACGGTTTTCCGCGGCCAGGGCAATGGTGGCGATGCGGCCACCATCGGTGACCTCCACCATGTCCATCCGCCCATCGAACAACAGAACCGGTGCCTCGATGAAGCCGCCCCAATCTTCCGCCATGAAAGCCAGCCATAGCCGGGCTCGGCGCCCCTGGACACTGACGCCAACCACCTCGTTCAGCAGGCCGGAAGGCACGCCGGACAGTTGGAAACGCGCACCCGTCGCCCGCACCTCCGTGGTTTCCTCGATCGGCCCGACCGCGCCGAAGCTGCCAACACCAATCCAAGTCTGCCCCTCCCAGACCAGATCGCCCACCCCTGACCAGGCGCGCACGGCACCGCCGGCAAAGTCGAACAGGGCCATCAACACTGGGCGCACCACCGGCTGCGCCGTCTCTGCGGCCAGGGTGGCGCTGAGGCGTTGGGTCACGCCAGATCCTCCACAAGGTTCAAATTCCAACGGGTCCGGGCCGGTGGGCGGGTGCGTCCCCGGCCTGCCTCGTCGTTCGCCAGCCGCATACGCACTGTCAGCCCATCGGTCGCCAGGGGCGCGCGGCCGATGGGGCTGCGCAGAGGGGGCCGGACGGTGACGATCATCCGGCCGTCAATGTCGGTGCGCCCGGTCTGGACCAGCAGATGCACAGTGCCGGGTGGGAGCGAGACGGCATCGCCCGGTCTCAACACCCCTTCTGCCCATGGTGCAAAGCCGGCCACGGCCAGCCGTGCCGCGACGCCGCCGGTGATGTGGGGTTGGCCGGTTCCCTCGATGAAGCCGGCACCATCGTCGAAGTCGGTGCCATCACTGAAGCGGGTGATCCCGATGGCGGCTGCATACTCGTCCATCGACCGCAGCGAACCGGTGGCCCCGTCATGCAGCCAGAACGGTACGCGGAACGAGGCGACGGGGCCGCGACAGGCAGCCAGCCACGCCCCGAAACGGGCGGCATCAGCGCCCGACAGATCCACCGTCACCTCCGCCACCCAGCGGGAACCTTCCCGCTCCAGAACCAGGGTCTGGCGGGTCAGTGGTGAGGCGCTCTGCACTGTGACCGGCTGGAACCAGAAAGCCACAGCGACGGGATGAATGTCTTCCGGCCAGTCCGAAATCATGCCAGCACCTCGAACAGTTCCAGCGACCATTCGCTGCGGCGCGGCGGACGGGTCGGGTTGCGCCCGGCATCGTCAGAGGACAGGCGCATCCGCACCCGGCAGGCCGTGGTGACCAGCGGACCGATCGCCACCGGGTCGCGCAAGCGCGGTTCCACCGGCACCAGGGCGTTGCCATCCAGGCCAGCAGTGACGGTGCCGGTGACCAGATGGGCGCGACCGGGCGAGGTCTGGATCAGGTCGCCGGGCAGCAGCACGCCCGTTGCCCCTGGGGCAAAGCCGGTTACGGTCAGGCTGCGCCCGCTGCCGCCCGCCAGTTGCGGCGTTCCTGTCAGGGTCCCACGCGCAGCCAGGGTCCGCCAGTCGGGCACCAGCACGGTGCCGGCGGGACCGCGCAGAGACGCGATCAGGGCATCGACCTGCCGAGCCAGCGGATCGCCGCGCTGGAAGGTCAGGCGACTGACCCAGCGGGCACCATCACGCTCCAGCACCTGGTTCTGCCCGGTATAGGGGCTGGCCCACACGGTGCTGAGCGTCTGGATGTAGAATTCCTGGCTGGCCGGCCGCAGGTCCAGGGGCCAGACAAGATCACTCACCCCAAACGCCCTCCGCGGCGGCTCCATTCATCGGCCACCTGCGACCGGGCAACGCTGGCGGCCGCCTTGACCACGCCCGGCAGGCGGACGGCCAGTGCCTGATCCACCGCAGCTTCCACCCGCGCTGTCACTGTTTCCGGATCATCGGCACCCCTTGCATCGACCTGGATCATATAGACCGGCCCGCCGGTTCCGGCTTCGGTGCGGGTGCCGCCCGCCACCATGGCGGCGGACTGCGCCCGGTTCAGCACGATTTCGCCGCGTTGCAGGATGGCGGGGATTTCGTCCGCTGCAAGCCAGGGCATGGTGCCGCTATGCAGACGTGGGGCTGCCGTGAACGCCGCCGACGATACCATCCGCGCTGGTGCGGCACCACCCGCCATGCCGCCACCATGGAAGATCCCGGCCAGGGCGCTAGATGCCGCCTGGGCCAGCGGCGCGGTGATGGACATGCGGATCATCATCCGGGCAAAATCGGCCGCGATGGCATTCAGCAGGTCGGCAATGCTGAGCTTCTGGCGTGTAACCAGATCAACCAGGGCGTCTTCCAGTCGGCTAAAGGCGCTGCTGATCACATCTTCAACCTGGGCGGCGGCATTGCTGGCCGCATCAGCGTATTCTTCCAGGCCCCGGATGGCACCGTCCTGCCAGCGACGGCTGGCGGCCAGCAGCCGGTCGGCCGCCTGCTCCTCGGCCAGTGCCCAGGTTTCGGCGGTGATGGCGCCGGCCGCCTGCAACTCGTTCAATTTGGCGATGGCGGCGGCATATTCCTGCGTCGGGGACAGCAACCGTTCGGTCAGCCATGCCCCCTGCTCCAGCAGGCGGTTGCGTTTCTGCGTCTCTGGATCGGCCTGTGCCGCACGTTCCAGTGCTTTGCTGTACGTCTCCCAGGAGATGGCACCGGCATCCAGCAGGGTCTGGAGCCGCGCCAGTTCCGCCTGATAGCGTTCGGTCGGGTCGAGCAGGCTGTCGGTCAGCCGCGCTCCGTCCTCCATCAGCCGGTTGCGCTCCGCCGTCGCGGCGGCAGCATCGTAATTGGCGCCGGTTTCCGCACGGATCGCCTCCCGCTGCGCGTCGGTCAGGGCGATGCCGCCGCGCCGTACGGTTTCTTCGGCGCGCAGCAATTCGGTCTGGATGGCCCGCTCACGCGCCGACAGGGCGACCGCATCTCGTTCCCGCGCCAGGGCGGCAATCTGGCCGTCGATGGCATCCATCGCCGCCTGTCGCCGCTTGGTTTCCGCGTCCTGCTCACGGGCCGCCCGGTCGCGCTCGGGTTGTTCAATCTGGGTGATGCGCCGCCGCGCCAGTTCCTCGGCCTTGGCCTGGGCGCTGTTGACAGCACCGGCATTGCTGCCGTCAGGACTGCGCAAGGCCTCCAGCGCCTGCCGGGTGCGGTCGAGTTCGGCATTGACGCGGGCGATGCGCTCCGCCGGATCATTGGCCAGTTGGCCCAGCCCGTCGTCGAGCTTGCGGCGCCACTCGGCAATGATCTCTGCCCGCCGTTCAGCCTCGGCGCGGGCGCGGCCTTCGTCGGCCTGCCGCTGGTCGGCATCGGCTTTGTCGGCCTGCTGGCGAGCCTCGGTGATCAGCGCGTCGAGTTCGGCTTCCAGGCGGGCGACATCGGCGCGGGCGTCGGCCAGCCGGCGCTGGCCGAACCGACCGTTGGAGGCATCGACGATAGCCTGGATCTCGGCCGCCCGATCCTGCGCTTCCACCAACTGGCGGTTCAGGGCGACGATGCGCTGGTCGATGGGCGTGCCCTGAAGGATGTTGGCCCAACCATTGGCGGCCCTGGCCAACAGGTCCAGCACCGCCTCGGCTGGCCCGGCGACGGCTGGGGTCTTGCCGATCTCCTCCAGCATCTTGCCCCAGGCATCGGACAGGCGATTGACCGCCCCGGTGACGCCACCGGCCTCGGCAGCCGCTGCCCCGCCGACCTGTTGTTCCAGCGCATCCAGGATGATCCGTTGCGCACCGGCCACCTGACCGGTCTCCACAAGGCTGCGGATCACCTCCGCCTGACTGCCGGTGAAGCTGACGCCGACCCGCCGCAGCACGCTCAACCCTTCCACAGGGTCTTCCAGCGCCTTGCCAAGCTGCATGGCCGCCGACGACAGGTCGCCCCCGAACACCGCCGCCATGTCGCCGGCCAGGGTCAAAGCACGGGTGAAGCTTTCGCCGGCCACCAAACGGAAGGTGGCCAGCACGGATGCTGCATCCTGCACCGCCTCCGCGCTGGCAAGCGTGGCTTCTTCCTGCCCATCGGCAAAGGCGGCGATCTGTTCACCCGTCAGGCCGGCGGAATAGCCGGTGGCTTTCAGCACCGCCTCCAGACGGCGCAGCGACTGTTCGGCCTCGCCCGCGGCCTTCAGCCCCTCGGTGATGCCGATGGAGAGCACGCCCATGGCCGCTGCCGCCGCCAGCCCCACCGGCCCCACGGCGGCCAGCGCCGCACCGGCTGGCCCCAGTCGCCCGGCCATGGCTTCCGCCTCACCCCGGACTTCACCGGCGGCGGCATCGACCGCCTGAAGCGCGCGCGATGCCGGCTGGGATGCCTGTTCAATACGCTGAAGGGCGCGTTCGCCGGTGGTGCCAACCTCGCGCAGCTCTGCCCGCACCCGGTCGCCGCCGATGGCGGCAAGGCGCACGGCTATGGTACGGTCGGTCATGGTTGGACAGAGGCAGAATTGATCTTGTCGGGTACGGATTCATTCCGTACATATGGGGTCAGCATGGAGGGCCGCATCATGGCACGGACAATCTCTGAGACAGGGCGGATCGAGTTGCGGGTGGACCCGGCGGAAAAGGCGATGCTGGCGCGCGCCGCTGCCCTTGAGCATACCGACGTGACCGGTTTCATTCTGCGCAGCGCCCTTCCGGCGGCCCGCGAAGCGATTGACCGTGCCGAGCGGTTGCGGTTGAGCGAGCGCGACAGCCTGCGGGTTCTTGACCTGTTGGACAATCCGCCGCCGCCCAACGCCCGTCTGCTCGAGGCAGCGCGGGCACTGGCGCGCAACGACAAGTGACGGTTTTACCAATTTGGCATGAGGAAGCGATTGCCCGGCATCATGACCGGGCCGGCTTCGATTGCGGCACCCCGGCGCTGAACGACTATCTGCGCCGCTTCGCCCGCCAGAACCATGAAAGCGGTGGGGCCAAGTGTTTTGTCGCCGTCAGCGCCGATGCACCCTCCCGCATCCTTGGATTCTACACGTTGAGCCCGGCTTCGATCGAGTTCGCCCGTGTCCCGGACGATGTACGCCGGGGACTTGGGCGTTATGACATCGTTGTCTTCCGCCTCGGTCGTTTGGCTGTTGACCGCGACCTCGCCGGACGTGGTCTGGGCGGACAGTTGCTGTTGGCGGCAGGCCGGCGATGCCTCGCCGTCTCCCAGCAGGTCGGCGGTGTGGCCCTGCTCATTGATGCCAAGGATGAGCGCGCCGCCGCATGGTATGAAACTTTCGGGGCGTTGCGGCTGCTCGACACACCGCTGTCCCTGGTCTTGTCGCTCGCCACCATTCAGGCCGTGTTGAAAGATCAGCTTCCGTCCTGACCCGTTTCGGGGACGGCCCTGACATGGAAGGTGCCTGGAGACGTGGGCTGGCCTTGATCGGGTGGCGATCATTGGCATATTATGCCAATGATCGCGCCGTTACTGGAGGCTGCCCCATGCCGACCCGCAATGTGGTTCTCACCGACCATCAGGCCGAATTGATCGAACGGCTCGTATTGTCCGGTCGCTACCAGAACGCCAGCGAAGTCCTCCGCGAGGGACTGCGGCTGGTCGAAGATCGGGAAGCGGAGGATCGCGCCCGGCTGGACGCCCTGCGTGAAGCGGCCCGCTTGGGGATTGCCGACATCGAGGAGGGCCGGTTCCGGTCCTTCACCTCGGCCGACGCCCTGGGGAGGCATCTGACCGGATTGGCCGAAAGCGTACTCGGCGATGAGGCGGGTGTTCGGGACCGGTCATGACGTCCGACAGCACGATCTGGACGGTTCGCCTTTCGGCGGCGGCAGAGCGGGATTTTCAGGAGATCCTGCGCTGGACGGCGGACAGGTTCGGCCGCCCGCAGGCGAGTACCTACGCAAGAGTCCTGAGTGCGGCTCTCGAAGCATTGGTTACGGGTCCAACGATCATCGGGGTCAGACGTCGGGATGAGATTGGGCCGGGCCTCCTGACGCTGCACGTGGCGCGGAAGGGCAACAAGGGACGGCACTTCGTCCTGTTCCGCATCACGGCGAACAGGGATGAACGGACCATCGATGTCCTGCGCCTGCTGCACGACTCGATGGATATCAGCCGACATCTTTCCGCGGCCGAAGAACAGATGGGTGAGCCGTAACGCTTGTCAGGCGTCCTGCTTCCGTTCGGCGTTCGCCGCGTCCACCAGGGCTGCCTCCATCGCCGGCAACAGGATGGCCACGGCTGCGACTGGCATGTCGAGCGCTGTCGCTATCTCCAGCACCGCGGCATGATCGAACCCGTGCACCACCCCGCTCGGTGCGATCCGAAGCTGCCCGGCGCACGACAGCGCGAGATCCCAGACCTGCCAACCCTCCACCGTCTGCGGGGCGCGCTCATCATAGTGGCAACGCTGCCCACTTGGCCCCGGCCGCCCCTCTGCACAGGGCAGGCCGGCAGCCGCACAGTTCGCGCAGTATCCCGGCCCGCCGCCGAAGTGCCACCCGGCGCGGGCCTTCAGACGTTTTTTTCCTGCTCCAGCAGCGCCACCGGCCCCAGATAGTGCAGGCTGAAGGCGTCGGCCACTGGGTGCAGGTCGAGCAGCGCGTCGATGCCGGCAGGCGTCGGCTCGACCGGAGTGCCGTCGGCATCGCCCACCCCTTCCCAGCCAAGGATGGCCAGCCGCCCCATCGCCTTCAGGAAGGTGGCGGTGCGTGTGCCCTGCACGAGGTCCGGCGGTTCGTCGGTCATGTCCGCATCACGCACGACCTGACGGGCGGCCAGCACCAACGCCGTGGTGCAGGGACGCAGGTGAAGACGCACCCCCATTCCCAGATCGAGCCAGAACGGCTCGCGGGCCAAGTCGAGGCGGATCATGGTGGGCACTCCCCTGGGATTGGTTGAACCTTGACCGGCTTCGGACCACGGCGCATATTCTGGACAGAAATTCTGGACAGGTGCTGCCATGTCTCAGTCGAGCTGGTCGTTACAGGACGCCAAGAACAAATTCAGTACAGTGGTCGATGCTGCCTTGGCCGGGGAGCCGCAAATGGTTACCCGGCATGGCAAGCCTGCCGTCATTGTGGTTGCCGCAGACACGTTCGCACGGTTGCATCAACTGGACCGCGAACGGGCACCGTCACTTGCTGAGATGTTGCTGGCGATGCCGCAGGATGATGGATCCTTCGAGCGTTCCCATACGCCTCCGCGTGATGTGGAATTCTGATGTTCCTGCTCGATACTGTCGTGCTGTCAGAACTGCGAAAACGGGACCGCAATCCCGGTATCGTCGCCTGGATCAGCGAACAGCCAACGGCCGATCTGTTTATCAGCACCGTCACCATTGGCGAGATAGAGCGCGGCATTGGCCTGCAACGGTCGAAAGATGCTGCCTTTGCCGCGTCCCTCACCACTTGGCTGGACCGTGTCCTGACCACCTATGGCGAGCGGATCCTGCCGTTCGACCTCAAGGCTGCTCGCCGATGGGGACGCCTCAGTGCCGGGATCGGCCATGAGGGTGCGGATCTGATGATCGCTGCGACCGGACTGGAACATAGACTGACGGTCGTTACCCGCAATGTCCGCCATTTTCAGCCAACTGGCGTGGCGACCTTAAATCCGTTCTCGTGATCACCCATCCTGGCACCATCAGTAGCTGGCAATGTCGTTCTTCAGGGTGACGGTGACGAAAGCGCCCCCTGGGGCCCCACCGTCGGGCTTGGCAGCCTGCCAGTCGAAGCGGGCCTCGATGCCGGCGGGGCCGGAAATCGGGATGCGAGGCTTGGGCAGATAGACCGATGGCAGGGCGATGGTCAGGGACCGGTCGGCATCGATCACCCAGGCGAACTCTAACGCCGTGGCGGTGCCATCGGTGGCGGCATCCAGCAGCACCATGTCGGCAAAGCGGGCCGCCAGATTACCGGTGCAGGATGCCACGCCAAGGTCCGCCCCTTCGATCTTGCCATCATCGCGGATGACGCGGACGGGATCGAGATTGTTGGCATAGGTCAGTTCTGCGGCGGTGATATTGGCCAGCGCCGCCCCATCTTTCCGGATGCGTCCCTGGAATTGGTGGAACCGCTGCAAGCCCTGTGTGGTGGGGGTGCCGCCGGACGAGGTATCGGCGTCCGTCTCCCCCTGTGCGATCAGGGCCAGGGTGGCATTGGCCTTGCCCGATGGCGCCCAACCCAGGTTCAGGCTGTTGACCAGACAACCAAGGTTCAGGAAATAGCGCGGCACCTGCGGATGGCCGACTTCCAGCGCCAGACTGGGCAGCGTGTTGGCCCCGGATGTGTAGACATGGCTGTAAGGGCCGGTGCCGGTGGTGACCGGCGGCCCGAACAGCCCCTTCAGCCAGAAACCGATGCTGCGCAGGTCCACCGGGACGGTGATCTGGCCCTCCGCGGTGATGACATCACGCGATGGCGGGGCCGGGTCACGCCCCAACCCCAGCACGTCGGAGGCTTCCAGCGGCTGCTGGCTGCCGATGTCGCAACTGACAAAGGGCAGCGTGTGGAAATTGCCGCCGGGCGCGGTGCCATAGGCAGCTTCGAACGCACCCAGCAACTGCGCGTGGGCACCGGTGGCGCGGGCCATGGTCGGGTTCTCCGGGATCAGGTCAGCGGATCGGGCGTGGTGTAGGTGAGCGTCACCGGCACGCGGGCGGCCTTGATGGCGGCCCCGCCGGCAACAGCAATGTCCTCGGTTTCCGGTGCGCCCCAGGTTAGCCACTCGACCGTGCCGCCCAGCGTGCGGTCGGCCCCCAGCGACGCCGCCAGCGCCCGCAGCAGATCGTCCAGCGCGCGCGCCCGGCCAGGGCCGGAGCGGCCCAGCGGCGGGTCGGCGGCCTGGACCAGCACCTCGATCTCGGCGGTGTGGTCGTAGTGGTGGAGCAGCGGTGACAGGGTTATCTCCGGCGCACCCGGCTCACCATCGCGCAGGATCAGCAGGCCGCCAGGCGGGATGCGCTCGGGCACCGCAATCTCCCGCCCCGCCACGGCATCCGGTACGGCGACAAGCCGCGCCAGCAGCGCGGACAAAGCCGTTTCCCGGATGCTTGGCATGGGTCAGGGTTCCTTCCAATGACGCAGGATCAGACCGGGCAACCGGCCCTGCCAAGCTCGGGCAGCCCCCACCACATCCAGGCGCTTTTTCACCCGCACCTGCGGCACCAGGATGAAGACCGGCACCGTGGTGCGCCCGGCCAGCCGGGTGAAACCGGCATCACCCCGCCGCCCCCGGTTGGCTGTCGCCAGCCCGCGTTTGCTGATGCGGGCATTGTCTGCCACCAGCAAGGACGGGCCGCGGCGGCGATAGATCAGCCGCAGGATCAGGCCGGTGCGCTGTTCCCAGCCACCCGGCGTGATCTTCTGGCCGCCATCGCCATAGCGACCGGCGGCCTGGGTTGGGATGGCCAGGAACAGGCCATGGCGGGAGCGGATCACCGCCCCCTCCTCGTAAAGCCCGACAATGTCGGGGGCTTTGCTCCAGACCAGACCGGCGGCGCGGATGCTGCGGCCACCCTTGGGATAAATTTCACTGCGCCAGGTCCGGGCCAGCCGCTGGCCGAGACCGGCCCCGGTGATCTGGCCGCGCAGTTCGGTCTTCAACCCGTCGCTGGCCTCCCGCAACCCGGCGGTGACGGCCCGCTCCGCCGCTGCGAGGTCGGCCGCCAGCATCTCAGCAAGACGGCCTTCGATCGCAGCGGCAAGGCGCATGGACGGTTACGCCAGCTTCACCGGCCGTTCCAGGCTGATTTCCAGCCGCGTCGGCGTCAGCGCCCGACCGATATAGACGACATTGCCGGTGGTGGGCGGCGTGGCGGTCAGCACGCCGGCGGTGCCGCTCAGATAATAGGTGCTGCCCGGCGTCAAGGTGGCGCTGCCAGCGGCGTCGGTCCAGTCGGTCACCTCGATGACGCCATCGGTCAGCACGGTGACATAAGCGTCGAGCGCGGCGCTGGTCAGGGCCAGACCGATGACCTCGGCCTTCGTATCATCGTCGGCATCGGCCAACATGCACTGGAAGCCGGCATTGCTGTAGACGGCCATGCCAGCAGCGGTGATGGCCTCCTTGGCCTGGAGTTCGATGGCATCGACCTCCTGCACCCGGGCATCCAGCGTGCCGTTGAGCGGCAGTTGCTGGATGCGGCCATTGATCAGGACAAGCGGGCGGTAGGACGGCATGGGGCGTGATCCTCAAAGCTGGATAGGGGTGCCGGGCTGGACATGCAGCACCGTCGGCGCCACGGCAAAGCCGACGGGAACCACCCACCATCCGGGCGCGGATGGCGGCATATCGGTCACGCCGCCCGCGATCCGGGCGGACAGGAAATAGTCGGTGCCGGGCACCAGGGTGGCCGCCCCGCTCTCCAGCAGGGTGGACCAGTCGGCGCGCTCCACCGGCCGTTCGGTGGCCCAACGGGCAGGCTCCCCCGCTGGTGCGCCGATCAGTACGACGCCCGCAGGATCGGCGGTGGCGGTGCCATCAGCGCGGCAGGGCGTCAGCCGACCGCCAGCGTTGACATGGACGATCTGCCCCACCGCCAGCGTCACCTGGGCGGCGGTCACATAGGTGCCGGTCCACACGCCGGGCGGGGCATTGGGGCCGAGCACCGTCTCGACAGCCCCGCCGGATATTGTCGGCGGATCGAATTGCGGGTAGCTGGTCGGTGCCGGGATCTGCACCGTCTCCAGGGTCCAGACCAGCCGCGCGGGGTCGCCGCGCACCGGGGCACCCTGGACCTCGAACAGGTCGTCCCCGACCAGCAGCCTGTCTCCCGCCCAGGGGCGGATACCGGCGGCGGTCAGGTCAGCGGCCCGCAGCTCGAACAGGGCCCCATCGGAGACCCACTCGCCGCCACCAAAGCCGGTGACAAGATCATTGCGGCGGGCAATGACCTGCAGCGGAACCGTGGAACCGCCGATCGCGATATAGGTGGCGGGCGTGCCCAGGATGGCGAAGATCGGATCGAGTGCGGCCTGGAACGGATCAGCCATGACCGGCTGATATCAAACGGCAGTGCCATTCAGCCGGACCCGGCCAACCGTCTCACCGGCCCCGTTGCCAACCGCGGCGATGGCAGCGCCGATCAGGCTGTTGCCGGTGGCAGTCTTGGTGACCTCCCGGGCTGCATTGTCCCAATAGAGCTTGTCGCCAACGCTCCAGGCCTGCGAGGGCGTCTTTTTCATGTCGAAGATTCCGACAAGGACCGCCTCGACCGGTTCGCCCATGGCCGCACTGGTGATGGCAATGCCGAACAAGCTGCCAACCAGCATCCCCTCTCCCGAGGTGACGGCATAGGGGGCGGTCAGGGTGATTGTGTTGCCGGGTTGAACATAGTTCTTCATGGGTGATCTTCCTTGCAGATGCGCGATCAGCGGCGGGGCCGGTCCGGCATGAGGGCGAGGATCAGGCCGGCGGCAGCGGCACCGGCGGTGGCGATGTGATCCAGACAGCCTGGATCGATGCTGGCCCCCAGCGCCGTCAGCAGAGTGGTGAGACCAAGCCAGGTGCTGCGCTCACGCAGGCGTTCGATCAGATAGCGCATGGGATATTCCTTCAGATCGACGGACTAGCGGACCGGAAGCCGCCCTCATCCAGGCCGAGGACGGCGCGATAGTCGAAATTGGGGCAGAGTTTGGCGGCAACCTCGCGGTGCCCGCGCCAGCGCAGGCGCTTTCCCTGGCCGGCATAGGCCGCGTCCATCGCATCAGCCAACCGCCGCAGGGCGTCGAACTGTGCCGGGGTAAAGGTCTTGAAGCCGTGCAGGCAGATGGCGATGGAGCCGCTATTATGGCCTTCCTGGGCCGCCGGGATTTGCTCCAGCGCGCGGCCGCGCTGGATCGTGCCATCGCCGCGGATGAAGAAGTGATAGCCGATGCCGCGCCAGCCGCGCTGGCGGTGCCACTGGTCGATCACCGCCGCATCATCATGAACGGCATGGTCACTGGCGCTGCAATGGATGAAGACCACATGCACCGGCCGCTTGGGCGCGGTGAAGGGCACCGCTGCGCCAGGACGGCTGAGGATGGGAAACGAGTCCGTCATGGCTCAGGCCCCGGCATTCTTGTAGAGGCCGCGCCAGTCGATGGCCTTGGCCCCGAAATCCAGCCGGCACTTGATCTCCACCCCGTCCACATCGAAGCCGTTGCGGGTTTCGATATAGGCGCCCTGCTGGCCCTCCAGATAGGCGTATTCCAGCGTGTCGATCTGGGCCGGGTTGGCCGCCAGATACCAGGCAGTGGCGCTGGCAGCGTCCAGCCGGGGCTCGGCGATGGGCGTCAGGGTACGGATGGAGGCCGGCACGATGTCGCTGGTCTTGGCCGGCGTCAGGTTCTGCGCCACCAGTTGCTCGGCGGTCAGTTCCAGCGCTGCCGGCACGATCAGGAAGGACGGCCGGATGTTCAGCACGGTCTTCTTGTCCAGCCCGGTCTGCTTGGCCATCGCCGCACGGGCGTCACCGATGGCGGTGACGGTCGGGGGTGCTGCGGTGCCGGCGAGGTTCTTGTGGTCGACATGGAACAGCGCCTTGCCGTCGGCCATGGCGGCGTTAGCGGTGAGGATGCCCCAGACCACGTCGCTTTCCAGGGTGGCGATGGCGGTGCCGTACATGGCCGGGATGCGGGTGAAGGCGTCGAGATCATCATTGATCAGCACCTGCCGGGTGATCGCCACCACGCGGCCATAGGTCTCGATGCGGTAGCTTTCCTTGCTCTCGCCAATGGTGCCGCGCTGGAACTCGCCGCCCTCATTGACCTTCAGCAATTGCGGCGCCTCACCGATCTGGACCCGGTGCATGGCCTTGAAATCGGTGGCCAGCACCTGCCGGCAGAACGGCGTGAAGGTGCGTGGATAGACCTCATAGGCCTGGCGCAGGGTCTTGGCGGTGACGGCGGACAGCACCTCGGGGAAGTCGGAGGTGGAATGCAGGGCGCGGGTGGCGATCTCGTCGCGCGACAGGCCGCGCACGGCCACCCCGGCCTGGGTCAGGAACTCGCGGGCCAGTTCCAGCAGGCTGAGGCCGCGATATTCGCGGGCCTGGTCGGTCAGCGGGAACAGGGTCGGGCTGTAGCGATGCAGCAGGGCCGCACTGACCGCCTCGCGCCGCAACAGCCGTTCGTCCTTGCCACCCAGCGGGACGGTCACCTGCGGGAAAATGCGGGTGCGGTCCGACGCCTCCGCCACCTTGTCCAGGATCAGCCGGCGCGCCTCGTCCAGGCCGGTGCCGCGCTGGACCAGATCGTCAGCAAAGCCGCGTTCCAGCCCTAACCGCCCGGCAAGCGCGTGGATGGTGCCAACCCGCTCGCGTTCCGTTTCTCGCGCCCGGGCGACCAGGGTATCGGTATCGGGGGCCGGCGGTGGCGTGGCATCCGTCCCCACCGGCGGGGTCTGCGTTTCATCCATGGCAATCCTCGCTGGAGATGAAGCGGCGTCGCGGCGAACCAGGACGCAGGGCGACAGGGGTTCGGCGCTGCGAAAGCCGGCAGCGGGGTCGGCCCCCACCGGCACGGCGGAAATCTCGAAGGGCGTCCAGTCCACCGCGCGCCACAGTTCCGGCCCTGCGGCCGGTCGCGAGACCTCGAAACGGTGGACCTGATAGCCGATGGAGACGGCGCGTAGATGGCCGGCGCGGATATCTGCCAGGATCGGTTCCACCTCCGCCCGTTCGCTGAAGCGCACGCGGGCGATGCCGCGACCGTTCTCGATGCGGGCGCTACCCGGCACCACCGAACCGATCACCGCGTCCAGGGTGCCCATGTCATGGACCTTCAGCAGCGGTGCCCCGCCATTCAGCCGTTCCAGCCGGACATGGGCGGGGTCGAGGCTCAGTTCCTCGTCGAAGGGCTCCCCGAACAGCGGCTGGCGGCGCACCCGCGCGCCAGTGGACCAGACCAGTTCCACCGAGCGGTCAGCCTCGTCGAAGCTGGCCAGCACAAGGTCAGCCGCGCGGCGCAAGGCCGGCAGGTCAAGGGTGCCGTGCATGATGGGTCAGTCCTGGTTGGAAACAGTCTCACCGGCCTGGATGGTGCCGGTCTTGGTCACCCGTCGCGGATCGCTGTCCAGCACAAGGCCGAGCGCGTCCAGGCGGGCATTCATGGCGGCGATCTCCGTCAGCACCGCTTCGGGATTATGGCCCTGGCGGGAGATCGCCTGGGCCAGCGTCATGGTGCCGGAGCGCATGGCCAGCAGGTCGGCCATGGCGTCCTTCAACGGGTCCACCGCTTCAAAGCGCGGCGGCGACCATTCAACCGGAATGTCCGGGCGCGGCAACCGGCCTGCCGCCCAGGCCTGGGTGGTGAACCAGTCCCAGACCGGCTGGCACAGCATGGGGATCACCAGTTGCCATTGCGCCGCCTCGATCAGGCGGCGGAATTCCACCAACCCGGCGCGGATGCTGGAATAGTTCACCTGGGACAGGTCGCCGGTCAGCAGCTCGTAGGGCATACGAAAGCCGGCGGCGATGATGTGCAACTGCGCCCGCAGCCATTCCGCCACGCCGGCCGTGGTGGCAGGCTGGTTGAAGCGGATATCCTTGCCGCCGCGGGCATAGGCGATCAGGCCGGGCTCGAACTGCTCGACCCGATGGCCATCGGCATCGACCACAGAAGGCGCGATGCCCTGTTCCCCTTCGTCGGCCCCCAGCACGATGCCAACCACGCAGGCCTCGGTCTTCTTGCGCACCAGTTCGGCCTGGGTCCAGTCGTCAAGATCGCGCAGCGCCCGCATTACCGGGGTGCCCCAGGGCACGCCGCGCACCTGGGCGCGCTGCTTCTCGTAGATGTGCGCCACCTCGGCGGCGGGCACGGCGGCGCTGTCCAGCCGGCGGCGCAGGCTGACCACGGCGTCGCCCGGATGCTGGGCGTAGAGCCAATAGGCCCGACGCCGGCCCAGCGGGTCGAACTCGATGCCCTGGACGATCCAGCCGCCATCGGCAAGGTCGCCGTTGCGCCCGGCATCCAGCAGATCCGCCTCGACCAGTTGGATCTGGAGCGGTACCGGCAACCCGTCAGCCGCGCGCCGGGGCCGGCGGCGCAGCAGCACCTCGCCCGCCTCCACCATCTGGCGGCAGGCCAGGGTCTGCAGTCCGTAGACATCCAACTGCCCGTCGGCGTCGCACCGTGCCGACCACTCCTCCCACAGGGCGTCGGTCGCCTTATCCAACCTGTCGTCGCCAGAGGCGGCGCGCGGCATGATGCCGGAACCGACGATATTGTTGACCAGCACCGACACCGCCTTGGCGGCGTGCGGGTTGTTGCGCACCAGATCGCGCATCCGGTCGCGCAGCAGCGCCCCGGCCACCACGATCTCGGCATCGGCCGAACTGCCTGGTGCCCGCCAGCCGTCGGTGCGGCGTCCCTTGGCAGCACCGTCATAGCCGCGGGTCAGCCGGTCGAGGCTTTGGCGGGCCAGCACCCGGCGCAGGGCCGCCTGCGGCGCCACCAGCCCCAGGGCGCGGTCGAGCCAGAGCCCGGCCATCAGCGCTCCCCGCGCCCGAAGCCGGCGAAACCCGCCATCGGCAGCTTGCTCGATGTGTTGCCAGCCATTTCCCGCTCGATGGTGCGGATGCGCGACAGCAGGTCGGCAGCGGAGCCGTAATCGACGCTGCGGCCGTCATAGCTGACGCGCAGCGTGCCGGCGGCATAGGCGCGGCGCAGCGCTTCCAGTTCTCCCTGGGTCCAACTCATCCCAACCATCCCTGATTGCGTCCACCCAGCCAACCGCCCCGACGTTTCTCCCCCGGTGTGGTGGGGCGTTGAAGCTGACCGGCAGTCGGCCCTCCGGCATCCGGCATGATCGGGGCCGGGGTTGTAACTGCATTGGGTGCCGGTCCGACCTGATCTTCCAGATCCCGCCACTTCGCCTCGGTCCAGCGGTCGATGCCGGCGATCCAGGCGGCGGCGCGGGCGTAGACGCGGCAGTCCAGCGCCTCGTTGCGCTCGCGCAGCTTCTGCCAATCCAGCTTGGTGAAGCCGCGTTTGGTCTTCACCGTCACCAACTGCTCGGCCACAAGCTGCTTGACCCATTCGGCCTCCACCCCCTGCGGTAGGTGCAGGCTGCCGGCGGGCACGGTGATGCCGGCGGCCAAATCCTCGTCGGTCGGCCGGACCAGCCGCAGGAAGCGGTAGGTTTCGCTCTTGAAGGTGGCCACCGCCACCGTCCATAGCCGCGCCCCGCGCCGCACCTTGCGGCCGTTCTCGGTGGCATCGACATAGCTGGGGCCGACCACCGGTGCCGCGCGGTTGAAGCCCTCCACCCCCTTGACCGGGGCCACCTGCGCGAAGCCCACGCCCCTTGCCCAGGCATAGACGGCGGGCGCCTCATAGCCGGTGTCGATGGCCAGCCGCGCCAGCCCCAGCCGGCTGCCGTGGGCGTGCGGCCATGTCCGGCCCAGCAGCAGCGTCAACGCCGCCCAGGCTTCCGCCCGTTCGGGTCCGCCCTCAATGACGAGATGGTCGACCAGCCAACTGGTCAGCCCGCGCCCCCAGGCCCAGACCGACACCTCGATCCGGTCCTTCTGCACGTCGGCCCCGGCGGTCAGGAACAGGCCGCCCGTGGGCACCGTGCCGAAGCGGTAGCCGCCGCGCCGCTCGTATAGTCGCTGCCAGTCCGGTGCCTCGCCGCTCTCCTGCCAGGTTTCCCCCAGGGAAGTGTTGACGAAGGTTTTCATCGCCTCGTCACCGGCAGCCTTGGCCGACAGGAAGGTGCGCACCATGTCGGCCAGCCGAACCCAGGTGGAATAGATCTCATTCAGGTGAAAGCCGGCGATGCTCGTAAACGGTGCCTCCGCCCTCCACTCGCCTTTCGCAATCGCCTGCCAGCGCCTTGCATCGCCCCAGACGGCATCGCAATGGATGCAGACATAGCGGGCGCTGTCCGGCCGGGGTTCCGGGTCGCTGTCCCAGCGCACCTGCGCCCAGGCCAGCACCTGATGCTGGCCGCAATCCGGGCACGGCACCCAGAAGCGGCGACGGTCGCTTTCCTCGAACGCCGTTTCGATCCGGCTGGCTCCTTTCAGGGTCGGGGTCGAGACCAGCACGATCTTGCGGTTCCAGAACGTCACCGTGCGTTTGCGCGCCAGCTTGACCGGATCGCCTTCCGCCCCGGCGCTGACCGGATAGCGGTCCACCTCGTCGCACAGCAGGATGCGGATCGGCCGGCTGGCCAGCCCCGACGGCGCATTGGCGCCGACGATGGTCAGGTGGCCGCCGGCAAACCGCTTGTGCAGGATCTTGTTGGAGCCGTCGCGCGACTTGGGATCCGCAATGCGCCCGGCGAGGCACGGCGTATCGCGGGCCATCGGCGCGAAGCGGTCCTTCGACCAGGTCTCGGCGTCGCGCTCGGTGGGCATCACCACCATGATCGGCGCCGGGTCCTGGTCGATGTGGTAGCCGACCGTGTTGTTCAGCACCTCCGTCTTGCCGACCTGGGCCGACGACATCACCACCACGGTTTCGATATCCGGGTCAGAGACGGCGTCCATGATGCCGCGCTGGTATTCGGCCCGCGCGGTGGACCAGCGGCCCGGTTCGGCGCTGGCCTCAGAACTCAGCCGGCGGTTGGCGTCCGCCCATTGGCTCACCGTCAGGTCCGGCGGCGGCGTCAGCATCTGCAACGCCGTCGTCACCAGCTTCGCCAGCCCCGGATGCCCGGTCAGGCGCAGCGGCGACGGCGACCGGCGTCGCCGCAAGTTCGGCGAGCGCCTCGACGATCGCCGACCGGAGAAGGGCGCGGACGGCGGCGGGGTTTGCGGCATCATGGACCAGGGGGGCCAGCTTATCCGGCAGGGCGATCAGGCGGGCGCGCAGCCGGGCTGTCACCGCCGCCCAGGCCAGTGCCGTCTCTGCCGCTGGCACCAGATCGCCGCGCCGTTGCTGCGCGTCCAATTCGGCAAGGTCGGCCTTGGCCTTGACCAGTCGGGTACGTTCGGTGGGCAGGTCGGCGACACCACCCTGCGCCTTCTGCGCCAGATCGCGCAGGTAGCGCACATAGCCGCGCACAGCACCCACGAGATCGTAGGCACCGCGCTCGGCCTTGGGGATCACGCCTTCGCGGCTGAGCTGCTGGACCCGGCGTTCCGACAGGTCGAGCAGCTTGGCGATCACCGCCAGCGGCTGCCCGTTGCCGGCCATGGGCATCGTCCTTCATTGGGTAAAAAAGCAATCAAATCATCGATCTAGGTGCTTGGCTGCGGGGTCGTACAGCGCGATGACGAACACCACCACGATGGAGGATGCGATGCCGAAGCCCCGCGACAACACCCAGGCCCTGGACGCCTTCCTGGCCCGCAAGGCAGAGATCGACACGATGTTGGCGCGGCTGACGACGCTCAGCGCAGACCACTTCAACGTCGCGCCCGACGACATCCACTGGGGCCATGTCGGCACCCTGGCGACCTACGCTGAGCTTCTGAAGCGGATCACCGATGCCGCCTTCCACGAGGGCGAACACGCCGACTGAAGGCAAGCCCGCCGCCACCAGCCCCGACCGGGTTTGCCCGGCGGGGCTCAGGCTGGTGGAAGCGTCCGGATCGGCCGGGCGCTGACCAACGGGAGACGCCGTGATGACCAGCCTGTCCAACCTGACCTTGCCGCAACTGGCCGCCGCCTATGGCGTCCTGGCCGGTGTTACCACCACCCCGAAGACCTTCAAATGCCGCGCCATGGCGATCAGCCGTCTGGAAACCTTGTTCAGCGAGCGGGGGCTGACCGTTGACGATGCCATGCGGGCCGCCGGTCTATCGCCCACGACACCGTCTCCGCCGCAACCTGACCTGGATGCCGCCGTCACCGCCATCGAACAGACCCTGGTCGCCGAACCACCCCGACCGGTCAAAAGCCGTGCCGACAGCAAACAGGCCCAGGTGATCGCCATGCTCCGTCGGCCGGAAGGGGCCACCATCACGGAGATCGCGGCGGCCACCGGCTGGCAGGGTCATACAGTCCGGGGCTTCTTTGCCGGGGCGCTGAAGAAGAAGCTCGGGCTGAAAGTGACCTCGGAGAAGGTCGAGGAACGCGGGCGGGTCTATCGGGTGGTCCAGACACCCTTCACACATTCGCTCCGCTCTGCCGCCGCCGTGCCCGGGAGGCGGTGCAACACTTCAGAAGCACCGTCCTAAATATGTTGCCCCCTGCATTGACGCGACGGAACCACAGCATTAAGGTATAGTACCATCAGAGCAGATCTTATCGGTTTCGACCGCACAACACGCCCAGCAAACAACGCCGCGAAGAGTAAAAATGAATATCCTTTCGGGCTATATATCGATAATTATTGTATTTTTATTCTTCATTTTATTTATTCCATTGATGATCGTCATAATTTTTCTTGCTTTTAAGTGCATGTATCTTACAATTTATTTTGCTGTTTGCGCTTCATTTCATGCAGTCAGTTGCGTACTACAGATGGAAGTAAAGACAACAAATCTCCAATCAATTTTCCAGCTTGGCGCTGCTTTGTGTCTGGCACTCACTGCGGCGGGCCCCCAAATCAGAGAGCTTCTGACCAATCATTTCAACGAACTGAACGTAATCCGCGAATCCGCTGCTGGGCTGAAAGATCAGGTTGGAGCACAAGCATCGCGCCACATGGAAATGCGCGTGAAAATACTCGATTTCCTCGAACGGATCATCGAAAAAGAAATCAATGATATAAAGTCATCAAATCCACACCAGCTTTTTTATTATACTTGCTTGTCAATTTTTAACATTATCTTTCTATTAATTGTGACATTTTGGGAGAGAAATATATCAGCAGCACTCTCTGTTCCTTTCTTGTTGGTCGCCCTACTTCCTCCAGTTCTTGTTCCACTTCAGATTTTTCCAAGGCTTTTTTTGTTGGCTCGGTATATTAAGCAGGTTTTGGATTCAGTCAGGTATATTCCTTACAGCGGCGACGATGAAGAACAACTAAAACGAATTCTCCATCAGGTAGCTCAGCGTGCCATTTCGCAGGCGCGCCCAAGTTAATCTTGTTCAAGTCGGGTTGCCTTTTGCCCGGTGAACCCCTCCCAGCGCCGCACGATCACGTCGCAATAGGCCGGGTCCAGTTCCAGGGCGTAGCAGACCCGGCCCACCGTTTCGGCGGCGACCAGGGTGGTGCCGGAGCCGCAGAACGGTTCATAGAGGACATCGCCCCACGCGCTGTTGTTGACGACGGGGCGGCGCATGACCTCCACCGGCTTCTGGGTGCCGTGGGGCGTGGCGGCATCCTCGCCGCCGGCAGGGGCGATCGACCACAGGGTCGACTGGTCGCGTGCCCCCTGCCAGTGGCTTTTGGCGCCCTTGCGCACGCCGTACCAGCACGGCTCATGCTGCCAGTGATAATCCCCGCGCCCCAGAGCGAAACGGCTCTTCGACCAGACGATTTGTGCTCGGATATCGAAACCGCAGGCCGCTAAACTCTCGGCCACCGTGGTGGCGTGGATGGCGGCGTGCCAGACATAGGCGACGTCGCCAGGAAACAGCGCCCAGGCATCACGCCAGTCAGCGCGGTCGTCATTGGCGACCTTGCCGGTGCGCTTCGTCTTCGCCACGCCCGCCTGGTTGCGCCAGGACGGATCGTATTCCACGCCATAGGGCGGATCGGTCACCATCAGGTGCGGGCGCGCACCGGCCAGCAGCCGCTCGACATCGCCGGCCAGGGTGGCGTCGCCACACAGCAGGCGATGGGAACCAAGGATCCAGAGATCCCCCGGTCGGGTCACAGGCTCGGCAGGCGGTTCCGGCGTGGCGTCCTCGTCCACCAGCCCCGGCGCCGGGTCGTCCAGGTTCAGCAGCCGGTTCAGTTCCCCGGCATCAAAGCCGAGCCCGTCCAGCGCGGTGCCTTCTTCGACCAGCCGCGCCAGTTCGGCCGACAGCAGCGCATCATCCCAGCCCCCGTTCAGGGCGATCCGGTTATCGGCCAGGCGGAAGGCACGGGCCTGTGTCTCGGTCAGGTGGCCAAGCCGAATCACCGGCACTTCCGCCAGCCCCAGCCGCCGCGCCGCCAGCAACCGTCCATGGCCGGCGATCAGCACGCCGCGATCGTCGACCAACACCGGGTTGTTGAAGCCGAACTCGCGGATGGAGCCCGCGATCTCCGCCACCTGCGCCTCGGAATGGGTGCGCGCGTTGGCTGCATAGGGCAGCAGCCGGTCCAGCGACCAGCGTTCGATCTGGATATCGGTCAGCATCGGATCAGGCAGCGATGGCCAGGGTCACGCCCCGCGCAGCGGCGGTTTCGGCGAAGGTGCCGCCACCCTCCAGCCTAGCCGGGGTGGCGGGGAACAGTTCGTTCCAGCGGCGCACCGCCACGTCGACATAGGCCGGTGCCAAATCGATGGCGCAAACCCGCCGGCCGGTGCGTTCGCCGGCGATCAGGGTGGTGCCGGAACCGGAGAACGGCTCATAGACGACATCGCCTGGATCGGCATAGGCGTTCAGGACCAGTTCGGGCAGCGCCACCGGGAACACCGCCGGGTGCTCCACCTCGATGCCGCGCGCCTTGTGCCGGCCGATGCGGATCACGCTGTCGGGGATGCGGTGCGTCTGGGTCGGCTGCCCCGCATGGGTCCAGGCCCCAACGGTGCCGTCGGCCTTGCGCATGGCGGTGGAATGGCCGTCGGCCCGCAAGTGGGTGTCGAGGCCGGCATATTTGCAGGGCACGATCTTGTTGGGCTTGCGGCCCTGCCGGTTGAAATGAAAGACGAACTCGAAGCTCGGCGCCAGCCGACCACCCCAGTCGCCGGGCAGCCCCGGTCCCTGGTCCCAGACGTAAATGCCGAAGCGGCGCCAGCCCTGGGTCCGCATCCAGTCCAGCCAGTCCGACCAGTACGGCAGCCACTCGCCGTCGCGGTGGATCAGCCCGAGATTGACCAGCACCTGCCCATCAGGGGCCATCGGCAAATGGGCGAACACGCCCTGCATCAGCGCATCCCAACGGGCGATGCCGCCGGTGGTGTAGTCGCGCTGCTGCCCATAGGGCGGGCTGGTGAAGCACAGGGCGGCACTGTCCCCGCCCATCACCTGTGCCACCGCCGCCGGGTCAGTGCTGTCGCCGCAGAGCAGGCGATGTTCCCCCAGCAGCCAGAGGTCGCCGGCCCGTGTCACCGGATCGGATGGCGGCTCCGGCGCCGCGTCGGGATCGGCGCTGTCGGCGGCGTCGGTATCCTGGTCCGCTGTGTCGTCCAGTGCGGCCAGGATGTGGTCGATCTCACCAGCGTCGAACCCGGTTAGCGTCAGGTCCACCGCGTCGATGCGCAGGTCCTTCAGTTCCAGCGCCAGCAGCTCGTCGTTCCAGCGCGCGTCCTGGTGGCTGCGATTGTCCATCAACCGGTAGGCTCGCGCCTGCGCCGGCGTCAGGTCGGTGGTGACATGGACCGGGACCGTGGTCAGCCCCAGGCGACGTGCTGCCTCCAGCCGTGTGTGGCCGGCGACCACCACCATGTCCCGGTCCACCACGATGGGCTGGCGCCAGCCATATTCGGCGATGGACGCCGCCACCTTGGCCACCGCCTCGGCATTGTGCCGCGGGTTGCGGGCATAGGGGACCACCCGCTCGATCGGCAGGTTGATGATCTCCACGATCTCTCCTGAAAGCGAAACGGGCGGCACACAGACGATGGCGGAAAACGAAACGGTCCGGCATCCAGCGTTTCGTCAATCGGCGGGGGCCGGATGCCATAAGCCCTTGGCTTTGCAGGTCCGGCCCGGTTGGCGAAACGAAATGCCCTGATTTTTCCGCGTTACTGGCGGAATGCCGAACCTCTGCCGCCAGCATAGGGTATCGGCCAGGAAGGAACCGCGAGGCCGCAACCTTATTGCTCGCCGCCGGCCGGATCAGCAATGAGACGATCCCTCCGGCCACCCCGGCGGCGATGGGCGCGCCTGCGCACCTCGCCTGAGCATGATGGAAATCTACCCCAGAACCGCCTTTCCCGTCTCAGCGAAAAGTGTCTGCCCGGTCGATTGCGCTACCCTACGCTGCCGCACGCCGCACGGACCATCGCGATCACCTGCTGGCGCGACCGCTTGCCCGGCACCCGCCGCCCGTTAAGCCGCCAGGCGATGACACAGAGCGCGTAGAGCCAGTGCTGGTGGGCGGCAGCGCGCGCCAGACCGACCTTCCAGCATACCTCCTTCCAGCGTTCGCCGCCGGCCCGCAGCCAGACGATCCGGGCATCCACCGGATCGAGCCCGATGGTCCAGCCAAGGCATTCCTCCATGCGGCTGATGGCGGCGGCGGTGGGTAGCGGCGGGCGAAGCCGGGGCGGCTCGCGCCCGACCAGATCGCAGAACTCGGGCACGATCTGCGGCCAAGTGTTGAAGTAGCCGCCGATCCGGCCTTCGGGCAGGCGCTTCAGCACATCGGCTGCCTCGGTCAGCCGTTCCTCGACCAGCAACGGGGTCCAGACGGGATCAGCCATGAGGCACCTCCCGGTCCGGGCGATCGCCATAAAGTTTGCGTCCCAGTTGGCGGACCAGTTCACGTTCCGGCCAGGACAGGCGGGCATCATCGGCGCTGACCACCAGGATGCCCTGAGCCCGCCAGCCGTCGCGCTTGATGGTTTCCGGCGGCGTGCGGTCGCCACCAAACCCTTTGGGCAGGAAGCTCACGACACACCTCCCGCCCGGTGCTGGATGGCCCAGAGCAGCAGGGCGATGGCGTCGGCCTCGTTGTCGTCCGCCGGATTGAACCCGCGCGCCCCGATGGCGGCGATCACCGCCTCCTTGCCGGCATTGCCCTTGCCGGTTGCAAAGCGTTTGATGGTGCCCACCGGCACCGCCTCATAGGCGACATTCCGGTCCTCGCACCAGGCGGTCAGCGTGGCGAGGAAGCCGCCATAGACATGGGCAGCATCGGTGCCGGCATGGCGGCGGACCTCCTCATAGACGATAAGGCCGATCCCGCCATTGGTGGTGGCGATCTCCCCCAGCCAGCGCCGGAAACGCAGGTAGCGCATACCGCCGCCGGACCAGCGGTCCTGGCGGAAGGCCTCGGTGCCGGAGACGATGGTGCCGTCACCGGCACGCAAGGCCCAGCCCATGACCGTGCCCAGGTCGAGGGCTAGGATGGATTGCGGTGGCCGGCTGGCCCCATTGGGGGCTGGCCTGGGGTCCGGCGCTGCCGGAACAGAATGCAGGAGAAACATGATGAAGGCTCACGCATGGGTGGGCCTTCGGCTTCGGTCACGAGGATGGAATCACAGGCCGACGGACGGCGCAAGAGGGTCGTTTGCTTGCTGCGCGCATCCCTTGGCGGTCCCAACCGTCCCATGTCCCAACGGGGGGTGCAAACATTCTATAGCAAAAATAATTTTAGCCATATTATGTGTATAAGTGTCAATCAACCGCACCCCATTGGTGATTTTTCTCTCTCCATAATGCCTTTGCCAGAGGTTGGGACCGTTGGGACGGATGGGACAAAGCCAGGATTTCAGCGGGCTTCAGCGTGTCCCAACCTCCTGATGAGGTTGGGACGGTTGGGACGTGCCGGGCGGGGTGAGTTGGAACTGGGCTCGGGCTTTATCCCAACCTTGGCAGACGGCGCGGGTGTGTTTCAGAGAGGTTGGGACAGCGATCCGCAGCAGGCGATCGGGACAGTGTTGGCCATGTTTCCGGTCGCCAAACGTCCGTTTGACAGATGCCAGACGGTAGGTGGGGATCTATGATCCCTTTGTACGGCTGCTTAGCGCCCCATGTCGGTCAAAGACGCCTTCATCCTGCGTGCCTGTAAGCAGACACGGTATTGGTGGCGGCGTCGCGTCACCTATGCCCACCAGTTCCGAACGTCCGCAGCTCCGGGCCTATTGATCGCAAGCTTCCGCATGTACCAACTGGAGCGCGCTCCCGTAGTCGGACCGGGATATCACCTGCGAGAAGTCGATAGCTTGACTGAGCCACCCCATCCGGGAACGGCAGCACCAAGGGGTACTAGACACGCTCCCGAAAAAAATTCTGGTTTTTTGGAGCGACACGAGCGTAAATTGTTCCTGCCATTTTAGAGTGTTCAGGGTCATGCTGTGTTAGAAGAACTGATTAAGATAGAAAAAAAGATTGAAGGCCTTGCAGATGCAGAGCTTGCAAGTGGTCAGCCGTACTTACTTAGCAAGCTTGGAATGGATTTAGGTCCAGACCTAAAAATCATTAAGCAAGAGGCCGAGACACTTGCTGAGTTCATCAAGAGCAGATTTAGCGAAAAATATGATATTATTTCTACTGGAAAGTATGGAAACATCCAGTCGCTGGTAAGTAAAAGTTCGGTCATACCTAACGCTGGCAATCGAACAAATGATTTAGGAGAAGAGAAACGAGCCGAACGTTTCAATTATCGTTTCTGGGCTGCCTTTTCAGTGCCGATTGAGGGAAACTCCCGCTTCCTCAATATTGAAAACTTTATATTTGAAGACACCGATGTCGCCCCCTCTGCCGCTCACGAAATCATAGAGGCTGAATTCATCGCTCCAGAAGAGGCGAAGGATCGCGACAAGCTAATAATCGAGAATATTCGCCGCTGGATCGATGCCAAGGGGTTCAAGACGGAACAGTTCCTAGCGAAGCGCCGCATAGGACAAAGTGCGAGCTCTGCAACGCACAACCGTACACTGCTGCACGCATTTGTGGACGCCCTAGACAAGAAACAGTTGTCGTCGGTGTCGCTGCCTCTAGACGTTGTCGCAGCTCTCCTCAACAGAAGCGCCTAGTTGTTGAGCGTGGAGCAGGTATGCCGGAATATTCCATCGTCATTGCTGGCCTTCCAACTCTGCTGTTTGATCGGCTTCGGAAGGAGCCCGAAATCAAAATTGCACCGGGTGGAAAACTCTTCCTATCACCCAACCCTTGGACTCAATGCTACAGCCCAAAGCACGTCGACAACCTGATCAGCCAGCTTTTCGAGTACTACCTAACGCGACCTGAGAAGGACCCAATAGTGACGCTATTGCTTTACGCTGATTATGCTGATGAGAGCACAGGCAAGCTGTTAAATAGGTTCTTTCCATTCGCCCTTCCCCGCCGCTTGCCACTCCCGGATCTTTCCGCAGCGAAGAGCACGCAGGAGCATAACAGGCTACTTAATGGCTTCGCCGCCGACGTAATAGATGCCAGCAGGAGGCTAAGAACGACCTCAAACAAAATATCCCATAAAACTCACGTCCACAATCTCAACCCACTGCTATTGCCGGTTCGAAATTTCCAGGGCAGCGAATTGTCCAAGCTACTTTGGAAGATCTATACGGAAGCGTCGTATAGCGACGATCCAGAGAAGCTATTGGACGGCGAGATAGAGAAATTTCTCGCCAAACATCCGTGGGTTACGCCACCAGAGGGACAGAAACGCGCACTCAGTGATGGCGTTCTCTACTTTAAAAGTCCTGGAAATGACCGTCATGGCTTTATGAGGAACAGTGTCGCCAAGATACATCCAATCGATTGCCTTCTGAACGCTCGTAGTCGCTTAGGCGGCAAATACGACTACTGCTTCCACTACGACTGCACTCCGGTCAAAGGCAAGCTCAAGGCAAGTTATGACAACTGCCATGGCCATCAAAGTCCCCCCAAGGAAAGACACGTCAATATCGCGCCAAACGACTTCATTATTTGAGCGCAATGAGAAAGGGCCGATAATGAGAAAGGGCCGATGTCGCTACTAGCACCATCGACCCCATTTCCCAGTCATTCGCGTGATAGCAAAAGACCCATTATTGTTGCTTGCCTTTCGAACAACGAGATCGTGCAGCAGTTCTACTCCGCAACTTATCTCTCACACCTACGGATCGTAACAACCACTCTGGAGGCGTCCGGCCGGACGATGTCCAAAGTCTAGATGTTACGAACACGCCCAAATTTACCCGCAAGCAGGTAATCTGAACTTCGGATGGCTTTCCAGATTTCCTCAAGGGTAATCCAGTCCGCTCGCGTGTGCTCGCTTTATGGAAACGCATATGCAGCAAAAAAGATCATTGTTGCAAGCGTTTTTTTTAAGCGCCTATTCGGCACCTAATCCATATTTGAAGGACGTTAACACGCCCTGACCGCCATTGCCATTCATCCATATGGATAATGCTGTCCGCGGTTTCAATGCATCGATCATTGTCAATTCGAAGCCGACTGTCCGCCCCAAAGCAGCCGATCTTATGCGCCTGCATACTGTCCACCGCCAAGCGTCGACGACGAACTTTCGGATGAAGCCGCGACCAAGTCAATCTACTGCCCACACCGGCCGCCGATACCGCCATTCCCGCCGTCCACCCGCCCCCGCCTTGTACCGTTCCCACTGCCGGGCCTTCAGATACGCTGCCACGCGCATCTGATCGCACCGTGACCATTTCCCCGTTTCAATCCCCAGCGCCCCTTCTAGGATTTCACCCACGGACACGTCACAGACCGGCTGGTCGCGTTCGACCTCCTCGTCGCGCCAGTCGTCATAGCCGAGGGCACCCCGGTTGACGCGGCGGCGTTCGTGGGTCAGCCAGCGGTCGATGCGGGTGTCCCAGGCGTCGCCCTGATAGCGGGCTTCCTGCTCCAGCTTGGCGGCGGCGATCAGGTCGGGATCGTCCAGCCACCAGATGGCGCCGTGGCGGTAACGGGCGACCGCCTCGGCCCAAAGCTGGTCGCGGTCTTGGCGCAGACCGTCAAGGTCGATACGGCCGCAGCGCAGCGGCCAGAAGCGGCGGTTGCCGGTCTCGTCGCGCAGATAGGTGTCGGGGTTCACCGACCCGGCGAAGACGCATGCCGGGGCACGTCGATGACGTAGCGCTCGTAGGGTGGCCGGTAGCGGTCGGTGGTGCGGGTCAGGAAGGCCTTGATGCGTTCAACCTCGGCCCGGCCAATGGCGTCCAGTTCGGCAATCTCGATGATCCAGACGCCGCGCATCTGCTGGGCGCAGTCCTTGCTGCCGATCTCCGCCAGTTCGTCGGTGAACCAGTCCTCTCCGGCCAGGATCTTCAGGGCAGTGGATTTGCCGGTGCCCTGCGGCCCTTCCAGGATCAGCATGTGGTCGACCTTGGCGCCGGGACGCAGGATACGGGCGACGGCGGAGATCAGCCAGCGGGCACCGAAGGCGCGGTTGAGCGGCGTGTCCTTGGCGCCCAGATAGCGGATGGCCCAGGTCTCCAGCCTTGGCGTGCCATCCCAACGCAGATGGTCGAGATAGTCACGCACCGGGTGAACGCGGATGTCGTTGGCCACCGCACCCACGCTGCGGCTGACCACCAGGGGCGTGACATTGATCTCGCGGCGCTGGAGCCATTCGGCGCAGCGCACATCGTCGGTGGCATTCCAGGGACGTGGGGCCTGGAACGGGCCGCTTTCCCAGGGCAGCGGGCGGGCCGCCAGGATCTCCTGCCGGAATTCGTCAAAGACCAGGGCACCGGCAAAGGCCGGATCGTTGGACAGGGCGGTGATGACATTGGCCTCGTTGCGCTCCGGCGTGCCGTCGTCGCCAATACGCAGCATGGCGGCCCAGGGCGGGCGGATCGCCGGTGCGTCACCCCCGCCGCCATTCAGCCGGCGGCGCAGGTCGCGCAACTGCTTCTCCAGCACCGAAACCGGGATGCGGGTGGTCGCCTTGATGGTGGTCAACAGGTGCCGGATGGGCACCGGGTCGAGCCGCGCGGTGGCAATGGCCCCCAGCAGGCGGGCAAGGTCCGTCATGTCGGGCGGGTGGGTCAGCGCAAGGGCTACGGCTTCCATCTCCGCCAGGGTGTGGGGCGTTGGGACGGGTTGCGCGGCAGGCTCCAGGCCATAGTCAGCGGCGGTCGCCCCTTGCCGCAGATCATCGTTGAAATCATCGCCGTGCAGCGGGACGACGATGGTATTGGGTATGTCCGCCCGGTTCAGCCGGTCGGCCAGCGCGGCGGCAGCCTGGCGACCGGCGTCGCCAGCATCGGCGAAGATGGTGACGTGGCGCACGCCGTCGGGCCCCTGGAACCGCCGCATGCCGTCGGCCGACAGTCCGGCCCAGGTAGGAATGCCGAAGATCGCTGTTGCCGCCAGCGCCGTCTCGATGCCTTCGGCAACGCCCAGCCGTCCATCCGCTCCGATCGCACACAGCCGGACATGCCCGTCCGCGATCGGCCCCAGCATCTTCTTGCCCGGCGGGGCCTTGCCCGAACCATCCTCCAACAGGAACGTGCGGTGGATGCCACCGGTGGGTTGGCCGGCACTGTCGCGCACCCGCGCCACCATGCCAGGCCAACCGCGCGCGCTGTCATAGTCGGTCAGGTCGTCATGGAAGAGCAGGTCCGGCGATCCGGGGTCCGACAAGCCCCGGCTGCGCAGATAGGCTTCCGCCACCGTGCCGGCCAGCGGGCGGCAGCCATTAAGGATGCGGGCGATTTCCAGGCTGTGGTCCGGCTTGGTTGGTGTGGCTCGGGCCACCGGCAGCGGCATATCCAGGCGCGCCAGCCGGGCCGCCTCCTCGAACAGCGGCGCATCCTCCAGGCCGGTGGCGTAATGGATCAGGTCGATGGGGCCGGCACTTTCCCCCGTGGCGAAGTCGAAGCCCCAGCCGGCATGGCTCCCGGCCAGATGGATGACACAGGAGCCTTCGTTGCGCGGTGGCCGACCGGAGAGATCGGCACAGCGCAGGGTGCGGCAGTCGGCGGATAGGCGCGCCCTGGGGAACAGGGCCGGCAGCCAATCGGGTGCCGATGCCGCCAGCCGGTCGCGGACCTGGCGCAGATCGAACCGGGGTGGCGGCTGCCAGACATCGTTCAGGTCGATCATGCCAGGATCACCAGCCCCTTCTCGGCCCGGGTGATGGCGGTGTAGAGCCAGCGGGCGCGGTCCTCTGCCGTGCGGCCCAGCCCATCGTCCCAGACGATGACGTTCTCCCACTGGCTGCCCTGTGCCTTATGGCCGGTGATGGCCCAGCCATATGTGGCTTCGACCAGATGCCGCTTCTCCTTCCAGTCGCGGTCGTGGCGGTCCTTGTCCAGGACATGGTGATCTTCGAAATGCCCCTTGTAGAGGCGCAACCGCTCCCGCTTTCCCTCCGGGCCGACAGGGCCGATGGCGTTGCCGTCCTCGTCGGTCACCGTGGCGGAGAAATACAGGCTGCCCTCATCCACAATGTCATCCAGCGTCAGGAACATGCCGTTGATCACGCCAAGGTCGTTGCGGTTTTTCAGGCAGACGATCTTCTCGGCAGGTCCTGTCGGCAACCAGCCGCCATTGAGGCCGGCGGCACGACGCAGGGCGTTGTTCAGTTGCAGCCGGGTAGCGTTCAGGCCGCAGATCACCTGTCCGCCGCGCAGGCACTGGTCCGGCGTCACCGCCGTCTTCGCCAGCTTCCAGACGTGATCATCGTGCCGGCCCATGGGGATCGGCCGGCCCTCGCGCGCCCAGGTGGCCAGCCGGATGACGGCGCTCTCCACCGCCTGCCGGTGGATCTCGGTCAGCATGATGTCGGGTGCTGCTTGCGTGAAGGCGCCTTCGCCCTTGATCGGCGGCAACTGGCCGGGGTCGCCCAACACCAGGATGGGCTTGCCGAAGGACAGCAGGTCGCGGGCCATGTCGGTGCCCACCATTGATACCTCGTCCAGCACGATCAGCCGGCAATGGGCAGCATCGCTGTCGGGGTTGAGGTCGAAACGTGGCTTGCGCATGTCCTTCAGCCCCTGGCGCATGGCCTCGATCGCCGCATCGGCGGTGACACGCTCAAAGCCGGACAGGGTGCGTGCCTGCTGCTCAGCCTCGGCGATCTTCTGCCGCGCTGCCTCGATCTCCTCTTCGGTTGCCTCGATCACCCGGTAGATCAGGCTGTGGATGGTGCGCGCGGGCGTGCCCTTGCGCCGCAGCACCAGCGCCGCCTTGCCGGTGAAGGTGGCCGTGACGACGCCCGGCACCATGGTGCCGCCCTCCCTGCCGGAGCGATGCGGGTCAAGGCCCAGATCGTCGAGCGCGAATTTCAGCACGGTGCTCTTGCCGGTGCCGGCATAGCCAAACAGGCGGAACACCGGCTGTTCGCGGGTGCGGTTCTCAAACCAGTTGCGGATGGCGGCGATGGCGCGGGTCTGGTTGGCGGACGGGGTGATGCCGATCATGGCGCGGGCCCCCAGCAACGGTCCTGCCAGGCACAGGGCGCGTGCCATTCCCCGCCGGTCCAGCCGCCGCGACACAGGGCCGAGGTGCGGTGGGCGGCGGCACGGGGCAACAGTTCCCGCGCCGCGGATGCCCGCACCACCTCCACCGCCCGGTCGCTCATCCGCTGCGCCAGCGGCACATCATAGGGCACCAGTTCGGCGTGCAGTTCCCAACTGTCGCGGTTCAGCGCCGTGAACAGGGCCGGTTCGGCCAAGTCCATATAGGCCTGATAAAGCGCGACCTGTGCCGCGTAAGTGGGCCGTGCAGCGACGACGCCACGCTTGACCACCTCCTTCCACGGGGCTGCCCCCAGGCATTTATTCTCCCACAGGGCCGGATAGGCCATGGCGGCGGGGCCGGAGACGAGGCAGCCATCGATATGGCCACGGAACCGCCCGTCCAGCACCGAAAAGCCGAACTGCCTTCCGTCCCGGCGGTGGGTGCGCAGGTCGAAGCCGCCGGCGCGCAGCCAGTCGGCCACCACATCCTCGCCACGATGGCCGGCTTCGAAGATGCGCAGGGTGGCGCCCGTGAAATCAGCCCCTGCATCCTTTGGCAGGGCGAGATAGTCGTACTGGATCTGGCGCAGGCATTCGCGACCGATGCCAGAGGTGCTGACATAGTGCCGGGGCGGCTGTGCCCGGTTGCGGGTGGCCAGGGCAGCATCGATGGCAGCGTTGATGGCGGCAGCAATGCCGGGGTCGCGGGCCGGTCGCTCATACTGGCAGCCGGAACCGTGGTTAAGGTCGATCATGGCGGCGGCCCGATTTCAGAACGGCAAGGGGTCGTCCAGCGCGGTGCCGGTCCGCTCCTGCACGCCCGCTTGGCGCTGCATACTCTCGACATAGCCGGTGACGGCGGCCTCGATCAGGCGGTCGATCTCGGCGGCGGTGCGATGGAAAAAGGGTTCCATCAGGCCAAGGTCGGTCAGCGCCTCGGCAAAGGGGCGGCGGGCGTCCTTCAGCGCCCGCACTTCCCGTGCGGTCTTGTCGATCATCCCGTTATTCTCCTTTGCCAGACGGGATCCTGCATCAAGGCAGCCCATGGAGCAGAAGCGGTGGAACAGCAGCGGATTGTGCCGGTGCAGGTAGAGGAAGCCGCGTCCCTCCCGGTGGCACAGTTCACAAGGGCCTATCCGAGCAAGAGCCGGGTGAGGTTCTGGCTGTCGTTTGGCTGGTCGCGGATCCGTTGGGCGGCCAGCACCACGAACCGGGCGACGGCGTTGGCCGCCATCGCTTCCAGCTCTGCCAGGGTCAGCACCGCAATGGGCTGATGCAGTCGGCCACGTCCTTCCAGCCATTGTCCGATCGCCTTTGCCGCTTCGCGCGTTGCCAGCGCCTGCCATTCATCGTCCGTCATGCCGGTGGTGCCGGCCCGGTCAGCCGTTCAGCCATGCCGGCCCAACCAGAGCGGCGGGGGGCGATGGGGGCGGCGTGGTCTGGCCCGCCCAGGCGGGGGCCGCATTCCAGGCAGTGCCGCTGTTGGCGGTGGCCGGTGGGTTGGCTGCCCAGGCGAGGCCACCTTGCGCGGCGGGTTCCGCTGCCTTGCGGGGCTTGGCGTTTACCGGTTCGGGCGGCACCGTCTCCCCGCGCAGCACCATTGCGTGCTGCGGCTCATCGGGCGTCACCACATGGGCCAGCTTGTTGGCATCCTTGTATTGCGGGTTGCTCGCCGGCTCGACCATGATGCGGGCAACAAAGGTGATGCCGTCCAGATCCTTCAGCCCGCGCAGGGTGCGCTTCGCCTTGGCGGCGTCGCTCATGTCCTTGGGATCCAGCCCCAGGGCACTGTCCACCATGGCGCGGAAGGCGGCCTTGGCGATGTTCCAGCCCTTGGACACACCCTTGTCATCCAGTTTGCCGCCAGCCACGGTGAAGTTCTGCCAGAATTTCCGGCGGGCAAACGGCCCCTCGACGACGGTGAATTCACAATCCAGCATCTTGGCGTCGGAGGATTTCGAGGCGGTCAGCAGCCCGGCATCCAGCGGGCTGGAGCCGTTCACGCCGCCGGGGCGGATGGTCATGCGCACGCGGGCAAAAGTGCCATCCGGGATCAGGTCACCGGCAGGGGCCATCTGCGGCTGGGCATCGTTCAGATCATACATGGTGCTCTCCTTCAGGCGGTCGCGGCGGCAGTGCCGGGCGCGTTGATCTTGGTGAAAAGGGCGGTGAGGTCGGGCGGCTCGGTCGGGTCGAGGCGGCCGCTGCGGTCCTTGGCCGGCAGGCCCCAGGGATTGCCCGCACGACAGACCAGCCGCCGGTGTTCGCCCTTCTCGTTGAAGGCAAATCCGCCGTCGCTGGTGCTGTCGAAGAAATGCATCGTCATGACCTGGTCGACGATGCCCGGCAGTTCGCGGCCGATCTTGGCGCCCTCCATCTGGGGCTGCCAAGTGACGGCGTTGAACTCATCGGTCACCTTCTCCAGCACCCCGACGAAGATCACCGTCTTGCCGGGCGCGTGCTGCAGTAGCTTCAAAGCGTGGATCACCTCACGCCCGAGCAGGCCATACGCCCCCCGCACATCGGGCTTGCCGGTGCGCTCAGAAAAGGCCTCGGGCTGCTGGCGGGCGAAGGTCATCACCTGCCGGGAAAGGTCGGTAATGCTGTCAACGAACAGGATGGGCTTGGAGGCAAGGAACGCTTCCAGCCCGCTATCGGCGTGACTGGCCCGGACATGCTGGTAATGCGCCTCGCCATAGGTGGCGGTCGGGTGGACCGCCGGATCGGGGCCACTGATCAGAACGACGAGATCACGGAAATCCAGATAGCTGCGGATCGGGATGCTGGTGCCCCGCCAGTCCTGGACGGATTTCAGCCCCGCCTCCAGGTCGAGGCACAAGGTACGGTCCGGCGGCAGGGTCTTCAGCAGCGAGGTCTTGCCGACCCCTGGAACGCCGAAGATGGCGAAGCTCGTCTTGTTGCTGGCGGCCGACAGGCGCTCGTCGGCGGTGATGATGCGGATGGCCATGATCTATGGATCCCTGAAAATGCAGGTCGAAGGGGTGCGGCGGGGTGTTGACCAGGCGCCGAAGGGAAGCCCGCCCGTCCTTGCGGATAGGGCCACCCCGCCGCGTCCGGGATGGTCAGCGCGGCTTTGGCCGTTCCAGGCGGAAACCGGGTTTGCCGACGCGGAGCGTTCGGGCGGGCTCAAACAACCGACGGATTTCCGGCGGCCACGCGCCATAGCGTGTTTCGCTGACCTTGATCTCAATGCCGATATAGTCATCGGGGTTGGAGCCCCAGGACCGGATGGTTTCGACAGCCGCCCGCAGCTTGCCCTGGTCATACTCAGGCTTTTTCGGCAGGTCGCAGATGGCGACGAAGCCCTCGGCCTCTTCGATGCGGACGGTGCCGGCATCCTTGCCCAGGGCATGGCGCAGGGCCCGGGCGCGCTCGCCATAACGCAGAGCCAGAGCCCCGTTCAGCCAATCGTCCAGCCGTTTCAGCCGGGCCCTTTCCTCGGCCAGATCGTCCAGCAGCAGCGCCAACTGCTCGACCGGCAGGCCGGATATTTCGCCGACCGGCATTCCCATCAGATCGTCGAGCGTGATCCGATTGTTCATGGAAATCTCCTCCCGGCGCTCCCGCCGGACATCTTGATGGCGAGATAGGCCATGTGCCCGTCGGCCCGGCGGCGCTGTGCCGCCGTCACCGTTTCTTCGGCAACCAGCGTCAGAACGCGGTTGGCCAGCCGGCACAGCGCCTGCCGCTGCGGGTCGGTCAGGGTGGTGCTGCCGCGCTCACGGTCGGCAGCAAGATGGCCAATGTGGTAGAGAAAGTGCTCGCCCGGCTGCGCGGTCCGGAGCCAGTCCAGCAACGCGGTCTCGTCGGTGAACAGGGGGCGGGTGGGTTCGGTGTTCTGCATCCCCATTTCAGTACTGGAGGCAGGCTCCTGGACAAATTCGCGTGTTTTCGCCCTGTTTCGCCCGCGAACCGGAGAGAAAACAAAGTGATCGCTGCGGGATTCTGCGCAGGTGTCTGCTGTCATCGCCTGGGTCATGCGACCGCCTCCCGCTGCTTTTCAGCTTCGAAGGCTTCGATATCTTCCAGGCGGTAAACGACGCGGCCGCCGATCTTCAGGTATTTCGGCCCCTGTCCCAGCCAGCGCCACCGCTCCAGGGTGCGCGGGCTGATCCGCCAGCGCCGGGCCAGATCGGTCTGGGTTAAATGTGTGATGTGCATGGACATCTCCGCTGCTGCATCTCGTCTTTTCATCCAGTCACGTTGGGGTGCTTGGATATGCGAGGATTTTCAGCGGATTACGGTTCTGCCGATATGGTCAGACCCGAATTTTCTTGTGACGTCCGGACACGAAAAAGCCCCCCATTTCCGAGGGGCTGATACGGAGTGCGTGACGAGCGGGCTTCAGCTTGTGACGGAGCGACTTCAGGCCTTTGACAACAGTGCGGACTCGCTTCGGATGTCGGCCATCGAAACTTCCCGCAGCGCCGGGTTCAACCGATAACCGGAACGCTCTTTGGTCTGAATGAAAGTATCTTGGTCAAGAGGGATGCCGAGACTGACGACAAGAGGCTCAAGCGCCTCCCGGAGCCGGCGTAATTGCTGCCGCATGGACGGATCGCTCAGCCCAAGCCGATCCGCCAGATCGACTGAAGCCATAAACGGGATCTCCTCATCGACAGCTTTTGCCCTCCGGAAATTCTCGATCAATGCCTCAACCATCCGGAAATTTGCCCCATCAAGACTGTGCTCCCCGCGAAACAGCACCCGCTTCCCCTGTCCATCGACGGCGAATTCAAGGATGGGGGCGCTGAGCCTGTCGATGAAGGCCTTGGTTCGGGTATCATAATCAGGGGCCGGAGCGACTTCGACATGTCCCCGGCTGAAGCAGACGGCCAAGAGAGAACCGGATGGCAGCTCATTGCGGAATAGGGATCGGGAATGCTTGGTCACTGCATCGGCAATGACGTCTTCCACAGCTTTTGCGTGCCGTTGGAACAGACTGTAGAGCCTTGTGCCGGCTTCGTCGGCTGACAAGCTGGGAAACCGGTCCAATGCTGGTACGATTTCAGGATGATCGATCAGAAAGCGTTCTTTCGAGGTGCTTCCCAGCCGCTGGAAAAAGGATACATAACTGAGGGCCATGCGTAGATCGTCATCGATGCTCCGGTCCGCCAGGAGCAGGTCCCGCATATAGCTGTCCGCGGGCTCGTGATCGCCCATTCCGGCAGCCAACACCGCAAAACGGCGGTCAATGCATTGCGAGCAGACACCGCAATGCTTTTGCGTTCCAGTCCATTTTCGTGGTCGTGTGCAACTGACCGTCATCGCCAGCATGTCTGAGAAGCCCGCGTCCCTGATCCTGAGGACGACCTCCTTCTTGGTCAGCCATTGCAGTGGCGTGCGGATTTGGATGTCGCGCTCCAGCAGGGCCGAGAACAGCCCCTCCAACCCCCGCAGGACCTTTGGATGCGTGGTGCGGGTCGCCCGCCCGCCGATCACGTCACCTGCCAAGGGCAGGTTGATGCTGACCACACCATTCTCGTAGAAGCTGAAACTGTCCTTTCCGGACATGCGCGCGACAACCAACCCGAGACAGGCGAAAAGGAATAAACGGGTTCGCTGGGTGTATTCACGCGCGCGCTCACCTTCATTGCTGACCCATACAGGAATGTACGAGATCTTTCGCTCAAAGCCGCGCTGCTTTAGGCCGTTGATAAGAAGTTCCTGAACATTACGAACCTTCGTTGATGAAGAATGACCGACGAGGGTGACTGACTTATCGTTGATAGCGACATCGTCCACCGCGCCCGCGAACGAATCAATGCCGCCTGAGAACAGAGCAACCTCGTCATTCTCCATTGAGCCGTCGATCAGATTTGCAAAGTAAAGTGACTGCGGCTGCGCCGGTGCCTGCGCTTGCCGGAAGTCAAACTCGTAGCTGTCGTCGGAAAGGAAACCAAGTGTCTCGATCAGAAGGTCGTTGATTTCTGGATCCTGCCATACGTCCAACTGCCGGACTGGGATAGAAAAATGCAAACTACGTCGCCAGTCTTCTCCGAAATTCGGCAGATTTTCCGATCCGCGCCCGATCCGCTGATCAGCGCAGTAGACATAGGCCGCCAATTCCAGAAGATCAATCAGCAGGTCCGGAACATTTCCCAGCATCGTTCGGGTGATGTAGTCGATGCGAAGCTTAACGTTCCGGCCAGGGCCTTGCACATCCATGATGATGGACTCAGGGGTAGAAGACTGCGCAACGCCACATTCGATCCGGTGGTGTCTCACGATAAACCCTTCCTCTGGCCCCTTCTCTGCTCCAGTTCGCGCCCAATTTTCTCCACGGCAAAGGCAGAGAACCTACCCATGTCTTGTCTGGTTATTGTCCGACCATCCCGGTAATGGTTCTTCCCCATCCAGTCGCGTGCAAAATTTCGCATGATCAGTGCGGCTTCGTTACAGTGCCGTTTGATGGCATCATCAAATGTCCGGAGATCTGAAACAGATCGACTAAGCCTATCGACGCCGACCATTTTGTGAAGATTTCGATCCACGTAGTAGCGAATAACCCGTCCCACGAAGTTCGCATAAAAGCTGTGCGCCATCACAGCAAACGACTCCGTGCCCTTCAATGTCGAAAGGGTTGTCCTGAGATCATCTGCGGTCGGCTGCCATAGACTGGGCAGCCGGCTTTGAATGGCCTCACCCAAAGCGGATGCACCAGCACGACGCGCGATTTCGCCGAGATCCGTCACATGCGCGTGCTGTCGACGTTGAAACCGTTCAAGTGCGCTGTCGTAGACGACCAGCATTTCCGACAATGTCGTCGGTAACGTATCGGGCAACCCAATTTCCTGGCAGGCACCGGCCACATCAGGAGAACCAACCGCCTGAGGAAGTCGCGCTAACAACCATAGCGCTTCGACAAATAAGGGATCTTGCTGGCCGCGTTTCAGAGCATCCTGGCCAATTCTGGTCACCTGATCGACCAGATCGTCCGTTGGCGTTCCTCCAGCAACGAGATAACGGACGATCTCCGGCAGGGAACGAAGGGCAGGCAGCTTTCCAAGACGCTGGTGGCCCATAGTTTGCCCCTACCAACAGTCGTTGGTCTGGTTATGGGCGGCAACCATGCTCAAAATCGGGGAACAGAACCGATAGACAGATGCCATTGCGCGAAAGCCTATGCATTAATGTCGCATTTCGGAGATGTTGGTAGAAGCATCTCAAAAAAAAGTCTCCCGCGCCAAGATTTTTACCACCCACCCGAAGATGCGTTCGCGACCGGGGGAGAGCCATTGGTTGATGGGGTGGCGAACTGATGCCGAAGGTCATGATAGATGCGACCGGTATGGGAATGCAGGGTACGCATTCCCATACCGGCAATTCCTTCTTCTTCGCCCTGCCGCGATAAGCATCTGACTTTACTTCTATTTTTTGTCCCAGACGCCTACGGTCCGCGCCATCGACATCAGTTGCGGACAATCTCCATGGACAAGCCCCTGAGCGGCCCCAACGCCCTCGGCCCCGACCGGATGACAGCAGAGGAGCGGCTGGCCGAGGTGGGCCGGTTGCTCGCCGCCGGCCTGTTGCGCGTGCGTGGCGGAGACATTCGCCTGGACTTCTCGCCTGCCCAGCGCGGTGGTGGTCGCGAACCACGCAACAGGGTTGGAGGGTTAGGATGACGCTGGTGCAGGCACGAAAACAGGCCGGCGGGCTGCCCCGTCCCGGTACCGACACGGAACGGGATGCCACGGTGCTGGCGCGGCTGGCCGCACTGAAAGAAATGAGCGTCAACGAATTGAAGACGGAATGGCGCCGCCTGTTCAGTGCAGACGCGCCGAACAACAGCCGTCCGTTTCTGGAAATGCGCTTGGCCTGGCGCATTCAGGAACTGAGCTATGGCGGCCCCACGCGGGAGACGGTCCGGTTGCTGGATGCGCTGGCCGACGAGGTGAATGGCAAGCCCGGTCGCAGGGCGATGCTGGTCGATCCGCGCAAGCCGGTGGCCGGCACGCGGCTGGTGCGCGAATGGAACGGGGTGGAGCACACCGTCACCGTCCTGCGCGATGGATTCGAGTTTGAGGGCCGGACCTTCCAGTCCCTGTCGGCGGTTGCCCGCACCATCACCGGCACGCGCTGGAACGGCTGGCGCTTCTTCGGGCTGCGGGAAATCGGAAGGGACAAGCCATGAAGCGGACAAATGCCCCCGCCAGCCCACCCCAACGCCGCCTGCGCTGCGCCATCTACACGCGCAAATCGACCGAGGAAGGGCTGGAGATGGAATTCAACAGCCTGGACGCCCAGCGCGCGGCCTGTGAGGCCTATATCGTCAGCCAGAAGGGCGAAGGCTGGGTGGCACTGCGGGACCGCTACGATGATGGCGGCTATTCCGGCGGCACCCTGGAACGGCCGGCCCTGCAACAATTGCTGGCCGATATCGATGATGGGCTGGTGGATGTGGTCGTCGTCTACAAGATCGACCGCCTGTCCCGCGCCCTGATGGATTTTTCCCGGCTGGTCGAGGTGTTCGATCGCAATGGCGTCACCTTCGTTTCCGTGACCCAGAGCTTCAACACCACCACTTCTATGGGCCGGCTGACGCTGAACATCCTGCTCAGCTTCGCCCAGTTCGAGCGCGAGGTGATCGGGGAGCGGATCAGGGACAAGTTTGCCGCCTCACGCGCACGCGGCATGTGGATGGGCGGCTATGTGCCCACCGGCTATGATGTGAAGGACCGCAAGCTGGTGGTGAACGCGGCGGAGGCCGCCACCATCCGCATGATCTTTGAACGATTCGTCCAGTTGGGCTCGGCCACCGCCCTGGTGGCACAACTGGCCAACGAAGGTGTCGTCAGCAAGCGGGGCAAGCCCATCGACAAGGGCTTCCTCTACAAGTTGCTGAACAACCGCATCTATCTGGGGGAGGCGGTCCACAAGGGCACGTCATATCCGGGCGAACATGCGGCGATCATCAGCCAGGATCTGTGGGACAAGGTCCATGCCATCATGCAGAAGAGCCCACGCTCCCGCGCCGCCGCCACGCGGGCACAGACGCCAGCCCTGCTGAAGGGCTTGATCTTCGGGCCAACCGGCACCGCCATGACGCCGACGGCCACCAAAAAGGGCAGCCGTCTATATCGCTATTACGCCTCGATGGATGTGATCCGGGGGCGGTCCATCGACCCGGATTCCGGCGCCCCGCTGCGCCTGCCGGCGGAGATGGTGGAGAATGCCGTGATCCGGGAGGTGCGCCGCCTTGTGCGTATGCCGGAGATCGTGGCGCAAACCCTGGCAGCGGCCCGCCCCGAAGCACCCGACCTGACCGAGGGAGAGGTGGTGGCGGCACTGGACCGGTTCGATGAGATCTGGTCTGCCCTGTTCGTGACCGAACAGGCGCGTCTGGTGCGGCTGCTGGTGGATCACGTCACCGTTACCGCAGACGGCATCATCGTTGACCTGCGCACAGCCGGCCTGGGCACAATGGTGCGCGATCTGCTCACCCCGCGCAGCCTGGAGAGCGTTGCATGAGCAACAGCCCCGATACCATCCGCATTGTCATCCCGCTCGCCCTGAAGCGCCGCAACGGCCGCCCGCGCATCGTGCCGCCGGCCGATATCGAAATGGCCGCCGACGGGCGCGCGCCCGATCCCCGTTTGCTGCGTGCCATCGCCCGCGCCTGGGACTGGCGTCGTCGGCTGGAGCGGGGCGAGGCGGCAACCCTGACGGACATCGCCGCCGCGGAGGGAGTGACGGTGCCCTTTATCAGCCGATTCCTGCGACTGGCCTATTTGTCGCCTATGGTTCTGGAACAGCTTCTGATCAACCGCCGCCCGTGCCCCCTGTCGCTGGACCGGCTGGCGACCGTCGCCCAGGCACCATGGCAGCAGCAGCCGGGCATGGTTTTCGAGGAGTGAAACGTTGCGTCGCGATTGACGTATGAACGTGCGTCATTACATTATCAGAGGAAGCTAACAAGGATGTCGCCATGCACACCACCCGCCTGACCAAAGTTGGAAATTCCACCGGG